AAAAAGCCAAGACTGTCTTGAACAAAGTTATCCCGTTTATCCTCTTTTTCTAGATAAAAACAATACTTAATCTCGTTCAATTGAGCCAAACAACCGGGAATAATCCAAGAAATATCTGGTAAACCAGTTGCACCCTTGAGGATTGCACCACCGAGGTTTGCACTCGTGAGGGTTGCACCACGGAGGTTTGCATCACGGAGGTTTGCACCAAGGAGATATGCACCCGTGAGGTTTGCACCCGAGAGGTCTGCACCTTCGAGGTTTGCACGGGTTCCTTGCTTTCCCCTGGTTTCAATCCAAAGTTTGTGTTGCTCCAGAATCTCTTTTAGTTTAGATGCATCCATATTTTATACTTTATAGTGTTTGCCGCAAAAAGTCAATATCCCAATAAGTAGAATTATCACGGTTTGTAACCGTCAGCACATTATCTTTCAAAGACAAAATTCCAGAATCACTTTCATCTTCTCCATTCCAGCAAACTTCTCCATTCAGCTTGTAACCCCAACGAGAAATGAAATTCTCAATCAAATATTGCAGCCATTCAATATAATTGTAAAACTTCTCCCCAGCATCCCATTGAATAGCAGATCCATCTTCGCTAGGTGTCCATTGACATCACAATCCCGGCTGGGATGCCGGAGGACTGTTGCTATTGGTCACTGAGTGATCATGCTGCTGCCCAAAATCACCAAGACCTCCAACAAAAAACTCTCCATCAATACCAACAGGATATCCTACCGCTTTCCTCAAAGGATCAGGAAGTAAAATTACTTTTAGAGTATCACGCTTCATGCGGCGAGTCTCTGAAAATGCTTGCAAATATTTGCGATGAATTTCTTCTAGTGGACGATCAAGAGTAAAATTACCAGTGAAATTAGTGTCGTATCCCATGATGTTCCTTCCAATCGGAAATTCAGTGAAGATGTCTTGGACAGATAATGTCCAAATAACAAGCGCCAGAAAAAAGAGAAATCAATGCCAGAGCCAATCCCATGTCAATCCTCAATCCGCTTCCAACCAACTGAACTGCATTCCCACACTTCTCCAGTATCAACAATTTCAACACGATCACCAACACTGGTAGAACGAGGACGAATTGAAAGAAAAGCCCTCTTGACTCCCGCATTCTCCCACCAAGGAGAATCAATGTGATTGGTCTTCTCAAATGCAATCTCAAGTGCATTCATCACAGATGTCCCATCACATACCTCAACCTGTGCAACCTTGCTAAAAACACCATTGGAAAAACTACGATGATTAACATTCAGCAGCATGATGATTGATTCCCTTCGTTTGTCTGTTTTAGCAGCCTTGAACAAGATTGGTTATATCAGAGGCAGATGCCAAAGTCAAAGAGTTTGATCGGTTGGTGTTGGCAAAAGTTCCTTGCGATATTCTTTGCATTGCTTGCATTTTACTTTGTAATAAGCTGGATGAGACTTCCACCAAAGGAATGACCATGATCGGCGGCGAACCAAATGTCTGTACCCACTTTCGGTAACACCATTAAACCATTCCATATCTTTGCTTTCGCAATAAGGACAGGGTTCCTTATAAGCTACGAACTCACTGATTTGATCTTGTTTTGGCTTTTCCACTGATTCCCTATATGGCATTGGTCTACACTATCACTATTCTGATTCGTTGTCAACAATCATTGCATCCAGTTGTTTGAAAACACATTCCGAACAAACGTATGCCATGTTTGTATCAGCTGGATTGCCTGCACAACGCAAACAAACATTTGTTTTTGGGTCACGAACACACTTATCACAAACACTATCTTTGTTTGCTGTTTGTTCTTTGCATCCCCAGCAACTATTTGTTTCCCTCTTGAAGTCTTCTTCGGTTAGAACAGGTTTTTTAAGAGCAGCAACCATTCGATTAAGATCTGCTTGTAGAGAATCTAGATCATCACCAAAGGGTGCCATAAAGTCTGTTGACCGCATCTCTGGTTTGCCATCTTTGTCATAATAGCACTCGACAAGACCAAACTCTTCATCGCTTTTTTTGAATACTCTGTAGTTCCACATCGTCATTGTCCTTAACAAAAGTTTTCACTTCTTCCCAAAGTGATTTCCCCCAAACATCATTTTTCCAGTCCCGTGGACATTCACCCAAACGCTCATAGAATATATTTTGCAAATATATATAAGAATCAATACCATCTGCATATAATGATATCATGTTTTCGGCGGTGAAATCTCTACCAATAAAAGTGCCATAAGCGCAATATTCTACTCTATGGTTCTTAACTCTATTGACAAGTTTAATCGATTCGGTAAGGAACTTTATCTCCTTAAGACGTTCACGCACTTGATTAATCATTGGTATTCTACAGAGCCTTTCCATCAATCCCAGTTATATTTCTCAAGAGCTTTATAAACATTACCAAAGGCTGTTTCCAGCCCATTCAGTGCCTTCAAAAGCTCGGGATCGGTGCTTGTTGCATCTGTGCGGCAGATGGCGCTAATGAGGCTGTAAAGACCATCAGAGGTCTTGTAGTAGCCAGACCGAATCATTGTGTTTGGTACCGCAATCTTTGTTTTGCTCATTGCTTTTTCTCATTTGATCCAAAGATCAGTTTATTGCCCAAATAAATAAGCTTGTTGGATTCTACCTTTTGCAAACTGTGCTTGTCAAAGAAATAACCAAAGCGATATGGATTATATGTAATCATTTTAGTCAAAGAATAAGGCTTCTCTGAATCCTGTTCAACAATAATCCCTTCGGCAAAAGCATGAACATTCTTACGCTTACTGGAAATTACTCTTTGACGGCTTTTTTCCGAAACCTTAAAGGTTACATCACGCATCAAAAGAGTAGAAGCATAACCAATAACTTTTCTCTTTACCATAATTGACCAGCAATTACGACGTAGATTCCAATATGCTTTTACTTTTTCTGCTTGTTTCATTGCCATCACCTTTCAAATGAGAACTTATCAGATTGAGTTGCGGCAGTCAACAGTGTTTCACATATCTATGATTGCTAGATATCCCAGCAATCCAAGGATAGCAATAATGAAAATAGAATATCCTCCAAAAACAAAAGTAGCAAACCAATCTGTTGGCTTTTTAGACTGTGAATTATTTTGTCCCATTTTCTTTTCCTTATTGATCAATTATTTCTTGAACACGATGATACAACATGTTGGTGCCATATTGAATTCCAAAAACCGGCGTTAGAATACGATAAAAAGGATAATCATTTGATTTGCCTTCAATGACTTCAATAACCATGATAATATCATTTTTATTGATACGATGTTCACCAGTTACTGGAGAAACTTTTGGAGATACGTTTACATCCAAGCTTTCAAAAACAAAAAAGAAATCTTTCAGCTGATAGAGCTTTCCAGGTTTTAGTCTTTTGTTTTTAGCCATTGTTTTACTTATTCTTTACTGGATTTAAATCCAATAGCCCTGCTTTGTTTTACCACGGGCTTCTTGATATTAGAAGTCACTTTACCTTGTTGATTGAATCGGATATTATAATCTCCGATGCTAACCTCGGATTCTTCTGTTTGGATTGTTAGGGTTTGTCCTGCTTTTTCCATGGTTAGCGTAATTTTATTCATGTTTTATCGTAAACCTCTTTCTATGTTTCTATCATACTGGAATCCTCGTTGGAAGTCAAATTTGGTGATTGCGGCTCAATTTTTTGTAGTCCAGTAGACCAATAACAAAAAATCCTATCATCAATCTGTACAGCCCAATCATAAAAAGATTGCTTGCTTCGATCCTGAACTATTACCCCAATCTTATTGCGGCAACATCCATACAAAACCTTAACCGTATCTCCTACTTGCATCCCAATACCATATAACAATTTGACATATTATGTCAATTGCATTTCAACCGGAAGTAACATACCCCTCAACCGAATAAAAACCACGAGCCTTTGAAATCTTATGCTTTGACATCTTAATGACATCCTCTAAGAAAGATAGAGAACACCTAACGCTCATGGCTTCAATATCACATTGTAACGGCATCTTATGAAATCCTTGCAGAGATTCAGTGCAAACATATGAACCTGTATCGCAAATTCCAAAAGCCTTGCCACCACTGCAACTATCATTCACAAAACAAATACCATAAAGATCAGGCCATTCATCACTCCTGTCAAGAATATCAGAAGGAATAATGTTGTAATCGTAATCATCAAACACAAATCCAGAAAACTGTACCGTTCGCTCATGCATAAATTACACCCAATACTGCTTGATTGTTTCTATTCAATCTGCTTCAATCCAGAGTATTTTATCCAATCAGGAATATTCCTGATAACTCTGTCTCCAGCCAAAATATCGAATGTCTTTTCTTCGGAATTATCTTGAATGAAAAAGCCAAAACTGTCTTGAACGAAGTTTTTGTTTTTACCCTCTTTTTCTAAATAAAAACCAAAACCAATCTTGTTTAATTGAGCCAAACAACCGGGAATAATCCAAGAAACATCAGGCAAACCAATCGTATACTTTAGGTCTGCACTCGTCAAGTCTGCACCACCGAGGTTTGCATCCTTGAGGTTCGCATCATGGAGGTCTGCACCCGTGAGGTTTGCACGATAGAGGATTGCACCCGTGAGGTTTGCACGATAGAGGATTGCACCCGTGAGGTTTGCATATCTGAGGTCTGCACCCTTGAGGTTCGCATCATAGAGGTCTGCACCCGTGAGGTTTGCACGATAGAGGTTTGCACCACGGAGGTTTGCATCACGGAGGTTTGCACCACGGAGGTTTGCACCTTGGAGGTTTGCACCACGGAGGTTTGCACCTTGGAGGTTTGCACCTTGGAGGTTTGCACGTTGCCCTCCCTTTCCATCAAGCCAAAGTTTGTGCTGATCTAGAATCTTTTTTAGTTCAGATGCTTCCATGTTTTATACTTTAGTTTGTTTGCGGCAAAAAGTCAAACCGATTCCGTTGCAACCTGCTTCAAACCAGAATACTTTACCCAATCAGGAATACCTCGAATAATTCTGTCTCCAAGGAGCATATCAAAAGTCTTTTCTATGGGATTGTCTTGAATAAAAAAACCAATGCTATCTTGAATGAAGTTTTCGTATTTTCCCTCTTTTTCTAGATAAAAACCATAAGCAAACTGGTTTAACTGAACCAAGCAACCGGGAATAATCCATGAAACATGGGGCAAACCAATTGCACCCGTGAGGTTTGCATCTCTGAGGTTTGCACCCGTGAGGTTTGCACCCGTGAGGTTTGCACCCGTGAGGTTTGCACCCGTGAGGTTTGCATCAAGGAGGTTTGCACCTTCGAGGTTTGCATCACGGAGGTCTGCACCACGGAGGCTTGCACCATGGAGGTCTGCACCACGGAGGTTTGCACCCGTGAGGTTTGCATCTCTGAGGTTTGCATCTCTGAGGTTTGCATCTCTGAGGTTTGCATCTCTGAGGTTTGCACGTTGCCCTTTCAACACATTGGTTTCAATCCAAAGCCGGTGCTGATCCAGAATCTCTTTTAGTTCAGATGCTTCCATGTTTTATACTTTAGTTTGTTTGCCGCAAAAAGTCAATAGATATTCAATGCTCAATCAATTTAAATAATTGATTCACATTATGCCTAGATACTATCTTTCCAATAGTACCATCACAACTCAATATCTCTACATCATGCCTTATGCCATATTCATCTTCAACTATATCGTGTGATAACACCATAACACAGTTATCTGCACGAATCAAATCGTAAAATATACTGTCACCACAAATTGTATGAGGAGTTGCTCCGTGATAGTAATTGTAAAGCTTACCAGAAAATAACCTACTCTGAAGCTTCACGTTCTGCTTTTAATTGCTTGATAAGAGGTGCAGCTGTCTTGAGATTAGTGTAAAATACCGCAAGATATTCTGGATCTGTACCTATAATCTCCTCAAAGGAAATATTCTTCTCCCTTGTTATATCTTTCAAGGTACTAAGAACATATTCAAAATCATGATAATCCCTTGCAGTAAGGGAAAATGGAAACTGAATCTTTAACTCGTTTTTGTGTAGCATTGCTATGTTTCCTCTATTCCTTCAGAATCAATGTGGAACAATCAGGCATAAAGATGTATTCTACATTGCCATCTTTTGTTAGGATTTTCAATCTGTATTCGTCTTCAATGGGTGCAAAATCTGGATAAGTCCATTCTTCATATCCTAGCAGGACAAAAGACTCGTGTGAGTCTATTACACAATATTGATCTTTTGAATTGATGTATTCAAAATCTATCCCTAGTTGATATAATTTTCCAATCTTAAGTTCCAATTGAATTGGCCTGCTCCCAAAAGTCACTACAAATTATACACCAACCAACCATCCCTCTAGGAGTCAAAACTTTTACTTTGCCATTTTTAGTGCTTTTTTCAATCACCATAACTGTTTCTTTTTGGAAAACACTATCAATGCTTTCTTGCCCATCATCAAATTCATCATCTGCATAGATCATTTCAGAGGTATAACAAGAAATGTTTTTGTAAAGCTTTCCTACCAAAATGTCCATGCAATTACTCCTGTGAACTACTCACAGGACAAGCCTGTGAGCTTCTAAAGAGTTTGTCTCTAGAACTTTAAGCACTTCACTGAAAATTACCGCTGTTAAACCAGTTGGTTTTATATTCTCTCCATGCTCGTAATCGTTCGTTCCGAACGATATCGGAAAAATTAATTAATCCGATAATTTTAATTATTATGCGAAATATGTTTTTTTTAAATGATTTAAAATGAATCGCATTCATCCCACAGGACGAGCCTGTGGGTTTTCTGCTCATGCAATAAAAATACTATATCAGTATAATATCTCAAAGTCAATAGTCTCTATTGTAGTTTTACAAACTGTCGAATATAGGCTTTGTGTATGTTGATGATACCAATAATGCCATTTGATATCAGTACCTTGATTGTATAGAGATCAATAACAATATCTTTTTTCTTGAACGATAAAACCAAAAAAATATCTTGATGACTCAACAATCCATTGGTCCATTTGCCATCATTATCATACAATGTCCAGCCTGTATCTTTTCCAGGCCATCGATATAATTTTCCTATCTCAAAACCATTCATTTTTAGCTATTTCGCTTTATTTTTTGTGAAATAAGAAATACCATAAAGAATTAATCCAGAAAAGATAAGAACACCATTTAGCACAGACCACCATGCTAGCTTCCACCACAAACGACTATAATATACGGCAGCAAATCCATAAATCACATTAGCCGCCATCCATAAATGATAGCTGATTTTCTGCAACTTTGTTTGCATTATTTTGGTGCCTTCTTCTTCATGATAATACGATTGCTTACTGGTGCAGCAGGTTCAGACTTTTTCTCTTCTACCGGCTTTGAATCAACTGCAACCTCAACAGGTGATTCAACAGGTTTTGGAGCCTCTACAATGACAGCAGCTTCTGCTACCACTGCTTGTGTCTCGGTAACTTTGGAAGCCTCTACAGGAGCTTCCAGAGGCTTTGCGGCATAAGATTTGATAGACTGAAATAAACCGTATGAATTACATGCTTCAATTAGAAAAGTAGAAGCAATATAAGCAATAACACCGCTACTAACACCAATGATTAAAGGACGTACACCATTAAACAAAAAATGTAGTATAATGGCAATAATAACCGAAGTCAATGCCGTAATCGCTATCTGATAACTTGATTTAATAACACTTTTTTCCATTTTATTTTCCTTTAGCAAGAACTATTCCTAGTTTTCTTCTTTGTAAATACCTGACTCTGCAAAAAACATTAGCAGACCCAGAAGAACACCAAATGGAACAAATCCAATCAGAATAATATTCGTAATCATTTTATTTTAAACCTTTTTAATAATGAGCGTTATCCGTGGTATGCGCTCCCCACCATCTAGTCAACCTAGTAAAATCAGTGAATGATCTTGTCGATGCTCTCAACGTGCTTTGGACGACCCCGTGAGGTCTTCAGCAGATGAGCAGATACCCGAACCTGAGTACCCTCCTCCGTGGAAACAGTCAGAGGTGCCACACAAGATACAAATACCTTGTCACCAGCCTTCAGGACAGGATCGTATCCTCCAAAACGAACATCCTCCAGAACAACCGCATGAACGCCAACCTTGAGAGATGAAGAAGTAGTCATTTTTTTGTTTTCCTTTTCTGTTTCGGGCCGTTGATGTATCTGTTTTACCAGCTTCCGTCGTCTTTGTCAACCAGTTCTTTTACTATCAGTAGTATCGATCTTGCTCAGACCTTTCAACACATTCATCATGAAAATCCTCAATTAGCATATCATAAAGCTCTTCATCCGTTTTGCCGCTATATTCCAGTACGTCAGTGAAATCTAGAATAGGCCATTCACCATCATCCTTGTCCACAGCAAAAGCATGCGTAATAATAATTTCTGGATGAGAGATACGCTTATGAGAAGGATATAGCGGATAATTTACATGATATTCAATTTCGATTGAATATCCATCAACCACAAAAACCTTCTGATAGATATTGGCGTAGCTCTCTGGAGCATTACCGAAATTAATAAGTGAGTTCATTGTTATTCTCTCCCTTGATAGGATTGTTATAATAGAGTTTTCCAATATTAAGGTTTTTCATAAAATTACTCCCACCAGCGATCTCCTTTAAAATAACTCACTTGGATCTCTGTAATCTTGCTGCCTTTATAATACCCCTTGTTGACTTTGAATCCATTGGATTCCAATAGCAACTCTCCTGATAAACGATTGTTGATTGTATCAAATTCCAGGTAAATCATAGATTTCGGGCCATATGTCTCGTTACTAAAATCTTTGTGGGTTTTAGGAACAATCGCCCCAGGAATATTCTTGACAACTTCAAATAATGCTTTTCTGGATTTCATCAGTGTATCTTATCGTTTTTGCGGCAAAAAGTCAAATTGGTTCTGCTGAAGTCTGTCTCAATCCAGAATACTTCACCCATTCAGGAATACCTCGAATAATCCTGTCTTCGACAAGCATGTCAAAAATCTTTTCTATGGCATTGTCTTGAATAAAAAAGCCAAAACTGTCTTGAACGAAGTTTTCGTATTTTCTATCTTTCTCTAGATAAAAACCATAAGCAAACTGGTTTAACTGAGCTAAACAACCGGGAATAATCCAAGAAATATCTGGCAAACCAATTGCACATTTGAGGTTTGCACCTGCGAGGTTTGCACCAGTGAGGTTTGCACCAGTGAGGTTTGCACCTGCGAGGTTTGCACCTGCGAGGAATGCACCAGTGAGGTTTGCACCAGTGAGGTTTGCACCTGCGAGGTTTGCACCTGCGAGGAATGCACCAGTGAGGTTTGCACCAGTGAGGTTTGCACCGGAGAGGTTTGCATGGGTGAGGTCTGCACGGGTTCCTTGATTGCCTTTGGTTGAGAGCCAAAGCTTATGAGAATCCAGAATATCTTTTAGTTTAGCTGCTTCCATGAATCGAAGCTATCAAATCAAAAAATATACGTCAATAACAATAGCCAATCAATTAATCTTTTGAATATTACTAGGATGTATGTATACATAGCCAACCCTACCATCACCAACAAGAATTTTTAAACAATTATGCGGCAAAATCTCAATCAAACAAAAAATGTCATCTTCATCAATAATTCCATTGTCGAAACCGTGAGCCACAATATCAAGCCACAAACAAATGTGGTCATACTCTTTAACTTGATATAATTTGCCAATCTCTAACATTTACTCTCCTCCATTAACCAAAACAAATCTATCATCATACATGGGATGAACCATTATCGTTCCAATAATACCAGCAGATGTTAAAATATTAATACTATACACAGTACCAACACAAGTCGGTGATGCCAAAATCATAAAAATCTCTTCTGCAAAAAGATAATATTGATTATTATCCCAATTATAATGCAAATCATCTGATTTTTCATGATCAATTGGATAAATAAAAAACCTATCCGGCTTACCATCTACTGTATAAACATGATGTGTACAAAGATTTCCTGGATTTAATGCAATCATTTTTTTGCCTTAACAAGTTTTACCCTACCACTCTGGAAAAATATATAACCAACTATACCTTTGGCCGTCATCAACTTCAACCTTATTACATCAATACCCATCATATCTTTAACCGGAAAAGATTCCAAAATCATAAAAACATCACCCATGCCGATTTGATCAATTTTCTTAGAAAAGATATCATAAAAATCATCCTTGACAGCAACACTCTTCGCTGGACTACTCTTCGCTAATTGATATAATCCTCCAGATATTAATCGTTTTTTAATGGGTTTAATCATGGCTATACCGCCTCGTGAATACACGATCTGTGAACGTAAGTCCAACCAATAGAACCATCATCAGTCAAAATCTTCAACCTGATAGAGAATGGATCTTCAAAAGTATCCAATAAAAGAAATATAGAATTTCTATAAATTATTCCACATAAATCATTATTACGACTTCCGTCAGTCAAATACCATTTACTAGCAATTCCCTCCCCGTCAATTCTATAAAGCTTCCCTGGAATAATATCTAGCATAATTTAAGCTCCTCTACCAATTCAAAGAATTCGTAATGTCCAGAAGAATATTTAAACCATCCAATAACCCCAGCATCAGTCAAAACTTTAATCCAATGTTCAAACTCATTAAATTCATTAACAGTAGCAATATCACTGAAAATTTCAAGAACCATAAAAGTATCATTCTCATACAACTTATTGGTTTTTTCATCCAAATTGTTGATGCCAGCAAACAAAACCCACCACCATTCATCATATTCCATTGGCAAAGGATTGCGGCAAACATATAATTTACCTACCTTAAATCCAGTTAAACTATTTCCGTTACTCATCCGTTAACTCCTCTAACCAAGCTGGCTCAATCCTGAACCATCCAAATAATCCCTTGCCAGACAATACCTTTATCCATATCTTTCTTCTCACAATCTTACAAGGCTTTCCAATATCTAGCAACATAAAACTTTCCCTAAGAAACAATATATTATCCTTGTCAATTTGATAATGTCGATTGTATTCATGATCAGAATTAGTCACCAAATAAAAGAAATCATGGTAACTTCGATCAATAAATTGATATAACTTACCAATAACCAATCTCATACAGTCTCAACCAATTGTAAATCATTACAATCGTACTTCAAAATATATCCAACAACCCCATCGCTCGTCAAAATCTTTAGCCATTTTGTTGAGCCGTATTCTTTATCTAACTCACCAAGAAATAAAACAATGTCATTAAGCTGGAGATTTCCAATACGTTCCCCTAATTTTCCATCATCATCACTAAGAATACTTCTAGTAGATACAGAAGTATCCATGTATAATTTACCAATGATCATATTGCCTCTACCAATTGCCAATTATTACAATCGTAATTCGAAACATATCCAACAATCCCATCACTCGTCAAAATCTTTAGCCATGTTGTTTGATAAAATTTCGGATTCTTACCAAGAAACAAAACAATATCATTTTGCCGCAATGTACCAATATATTCTCCTAATTCTCCAGCATTATCACTAATAATGCTTCTAGTAATCACAGAAGTAACCATGTATAATTTACCAATAATCATTCTATAAGCCCTCAACCAATTTCCAATTACCGCATCCGATAGTAGTACAATAGCCAGCAATCCCATTAGATGTCAATACTTTTAATATTCCATACGGTGGAAATACACCAAGAACTAAAACAATATCATTGGCATCGATATGCCCAATCACATTATTTAAATAACAACGGTTCACATCATCAAAAGCACTAGAAAAAACAGCCTTTACATATGAATTACTTATTTCATACAACTTACCAATGATCATCCAATGATGATATCATGAAATATTGCGGCTGTCAAAAGGATCATTAACCTTTCCAGCGATTGCTTTTAGACATATTAGCTTTTGCTTCCAAAGGCTGTAAATTATCTAATGCCCAACAAGCTTTAAATGCTGGATGATCCATTGAATCATATTTGAACCATGACTGTGGCTCAATGTGATCTATATGCCAATAAGAGCCATAGTTTTCCCATGACATCTCTGGTGTAAATCTCTGCTCAAGATGGAGCTTTAATTGCTCTGCGGTATATCCTACCAGGGTTTGCCATCCAGCTTTACATTTACTTAAATTTCTTTGCTTTAATGACTTACTAAGAAAATTACTCATATTTTCTCTTAGCTTGAACTGGGGATCTTTTTTAAGCCTTTCACGTTTATAAACCCTGTGTCGAGATCTAATTTTTTCTTTGTTGTTATTGGAATATTCTTTTTTATTTGCCGCAATATCTTCTTTGTTTTCATTGCGGTAATTCTTTTGATATTCTCTAATGGAATCTTTATTACTCTCACGAAATTTCTTTAATCGTTCTTTCTCTTTTTCTATGTTTTCTAAACTATATTGTTTCAGCCTTTCCCGCTCTTTATCAACCCATTGTTGATTATTTTTATTTTCTTTGCGCCTTAATTTAGACTTCTCTGCTATTGCCTCTTTGTTTTTTACATAATAGATTTTATCAGCAGCATTACTTTTATCTTTGTTTAATTCCGCATATATCTTTTGTTTATTCAAAATACATTGTTTGCATTCCGGTCTAATACCATCCCGACATCCCTTGGCCTTGTAATATTCTTCTGATTCTTTTTCTATATTACAACCAGTGCATATCTTTTTCATGTTTTTACTACCCCAAGATAAATACTACAAAAGAAAAAGACCGGAAGAGTAATTAAACCCTTCCAGCCTAATCCTTTTGGGTGCACCTCCCATATAAGAGAGGTACCGTCCGCCTCAGTCGTTGAAGATAATTCCCCGACTAGTCATCTCATAAGAGAAGTAATTGTTAGCTAAACCAAAGCGATTTTTCTGCATCTCAGCGATCCGCTGCCCATATGTCTCACTCTTCCGCTCCGTGTCAATGCTCATATGCAAATGCGTGTCAATGCAGTGCTTAACCTCTTGACGACCGCTAAATGTACCATCTTTCGTCACTTGACCAATAATCTGAGCAACAGCATAGGTCTTTTTGCACCACTCTGCCAGATCCCACATTGCTTCAACAGCCTGATTCTGCTGACCCGATGGACGACCCTTACCTTCATGCTCCTTCTCAATCGTTTGCAGCGAGTCAATGAACAAAAAGAATCCCTTGCCCGGTGCAACGTTCGCTCGCAGCTTGTCAGAAGCCTCAATAATATCTCCAATCTCTGGTAGATTGGAATGAATCGCACGATCACGATTCTCAGCACTCAGCATTGCTTTTAGTTCCAGCCGCTCCAGTGTCATCTTGATCTGCTCACCAGATTCCTCACACGAATTGTAAAATACAGTGTGACCAGCATTAATCAGGTAATTCGCAAGCTGAAGGCAAACCGTGGTCTTACCACTGCCCGGTAGTCCAGTGATCAGTCCGACAGTTGATGGCCGAATACCTGATCCAGTGAATAGGGCATTTGCGTGTTGCCATCCTGTATCCAGAGAGATACGCAGTTGATCTGGTACATCAATGTCTGCGAATGACTGGACTGTGTTCTGACCTGGGAGGCGACGTGATGATGACATATGTTTTGTGATTACCTTTCTAGGAACGTTGTATCAGTTTTGGTTACGGTTGTCAACTGCGATTGTTTGGGACATTGTTTTGAGGGAGTCTTTGTTGTTTCCCTCACTCGATGTATGGATACTATCAGAGGATTGTTTGTTCGTCAACAGGAATCATGTAGTCACTCCAGCTATCCAGAAATCGAACTATTCTGGTTTTTCCATCGGTGTTTAGTAATTTTAATGATTTTTTTTCTGAACCTTCACAGTCAATTTCTTCAATAGGAATTACTATTTCTCCAATAGGCATAAATGATTCACCCGCTGGTGAAATTACAAGCATATGCCGATTTGTTATGTAGAGTTTACCGATTTGGATTTTGTTTGACATTTATTATTCTTTTGCGGCAGAAATAAAATAATTACTTAGAATTTCCTGGTAAGTTTGAAACCATCCAATCATTCCATTTTCTGATAATAGCTTAATGGAAAGCTTGGTATAATCTTGCTTGCCATGAATGATTTCAACAGGTATCAGGATTTCCCCATCCCTAACACTATACCAATCTCCGCTAGATTGTTTTAAAACGAAGAAACCTTGTGCTGTATAAAGCTTGCCAATTTCAAGATTAAGTTGCATTATTGTGCATTGACTAATGTTAGATATTTGTGCAGAATGGATTTATAGGTCAAAAACCAACCTGTTATTCCGTTTTGTGTTAATACTTTTATTGCCACTATATCTTCGTTGCCATTTTCGGTTTGTATTTCAAGGGGAATAATCAATGTATCTTTTCTATAACTGCTGATTTTATGATTTGCAGGTTTCCAACTCGGAGCGGGAATCAAATCATAATTACAATTAACCTGATATAGTTTTCCAATTTGTATATTCATTTGGTTTTGTTATTTTTCTCTGGATCAACCCAACCTTTCGGTGGAGCCCAGCCTTCTTTCAATGCCTGAGTCATCCATTCAGGACGTAATCCCTTCATACCCAAGCATATACGCAATGCTTCTCTTTTGGAAGAGTTTTTTTCTTCTTGAAGAAGTTTTTGTTTTGTTGTTAGAATAAATGGTAATTGACCAAATTGATCATCAATCCAAACTTGTCCAGAGGAATCCAATACCCAAGTAGCGGGAATCTCCCAACCGGGATAATAAATCTTGCCGCCATTCTTCAATGGAAAAGCTGGTTCCCCTCCAGTGAAATCATCAAATTTATATTCTTCCAGAAATACCATTGTTTATCCTTGATAGTTCAACTTTTACCATGTAGACAGTGCGATGTCAATGGTTTTATTTTTCCATCAACAATGCTTGTGTTATTAGTTCTGCTGAAGAGCGATCATGGTAATATTCAGAGAGACTGGTTGCCCATTCAATGACACGAAGAGAATAATCTTTAAATTGTTGTTGCAAAGGAACCATGATAATTTCTGGATCTTCTGGATTACCTATGGTAAATTCAGTAAAGATTGGGAGCATTGCTTTGTTTGCCGCCTTATATTCAGTGCGACCTTCAATCCATCCAGAAGCCCTTAGAATCGATTGCATTGCCTTGGGTGTAACTTTCCCCAAGCACAATGAGTAATGCCATTGTAGAGCCCTTGTGACCTCGCAGAGACACATAAGATGCTGTTCTGAATCTGTGGCGGCATTCAACATAATTTTCTTTCTTCAACTAGCTTTCTTCAATCCAGAATACTTTACCCAATGGGGAATATTCCTGATAATCCGATCTCCTACTAGCATATCGAATGTCTTTTCTTCGGAATTATCTTGAATGAAAAAACCAATGCCATCTTGACTAAAGTTTTCGTATTTATCCTCTTTTTCTAGATAAAATTCATACTTAATCCTATTCAATTGAACCAAACAGCCGGGAATAATCCATGAAACATTTGGCAAACCAGTTGCATCACGGAGATATGCATATTGTAGGTTTGCACCTTCGAGGTTTGCACCCGTGAGGTCTGCACCAACGAGGTCTGCACCACGGAGGTTTGCACCACGAAGGTCTGCACCTTCGAGGTTTGCATCACGGAGGTTTGCACCATTGAGGTTTGCATTAATGAAACTTACATATTCAAGGTTTGCACCACGGAGGTTTGCACCTGATAGGTTTGCACCACGGAATCCTGCACAATAGAGGATTGCACCCGTGAGGCTTGCACCCGTGAGGTTTGCACCCGTGAGGGTTGCACCAAGGAGGTTTGCACCATCGAGGTTTGCACCTTCGAGGTTTGCACCACGGAGGCTTGCACGAGTGAGGTTTGCATCCTTGAGGTTTGCACGTTCGAGGTCTGCGCCACGGAGTTGTGCCCCTTCAAGATTTGCACTCTTGAGATATGCCTGTGATCCTTGCATCCCACTGGTTTCAATCCAAAGTTTGTGTTGCTCCAGAATCTGGTTTAGTTCAGACTGTTCCATACGTGCAGATTATCATTCTGCAATCCGAATGTCAATGGCTTTATAGCTTTACAAAATACGTCTCAAGAAGTCTTTCTGCACAACAAATATATCCAACCAATCCTTCGCTGGTCAATAAACGAAATCCATGACGTCCATATTTCATGCTATATTGTTCTAATATCATGACGATTTGATTATCAACATCGGACAAGTAATCATCAGGATCAATGACACAATCTCTGGATTTGAAAAGACACGAACAGTGTTGAAACATATACATTTTACCAGTTTGAATAATCATTGCGGCAAACACTCCTCAAAATCATCTATGAAATCATCGAAAATAGAAATATAACCAACAAAACCATGTTGGTTAATAATTTTACAAACGCATCTTGGATAACGATTATATCCATGCCAAATTAACATGAAAATATCATCAGGCCATAAACAATCAATAGGCTTAATGTTTGAAATACTGTCGTAATTACTATATCCAGTTATTCCATTCTCTTTATTGTATGAGCAGAAAACCCACAGGCTCGTCCTGTGGGATGAATGCGATTCATTTTAAATCATTTAAACAAAAACATATTTTGCATAATAATTAAAAACATCGGAGCAATTAATTTTTCCGATATCGTTCGGAACGAACGATTACGAGCATGGAGAGAATATAAAACCAACTGGTTTACCAGCGGTAATTTTCAGTGAAGTGCTTAAAGTTCTAGAGACAAACTCTTTAGAAGCTCACAGGCTTGTCCTGTGAGTAGTTCACTGTAGTATTTTCCAATCGTAAAATGATAATAGTATTTGTCTGTACCATCTTCATACTTACGATCTTTTGCCAACCATTTATATAACTTACCGTTTTCAAATTTCATTATTTGTTTACCGCAATTTCAATAGATTGATAATCTAACTCAGTATATTAAGGTATTGTTAATGACCGCCGATAGCTTTCAATATAACTAATGATATTCTGTGTTCCAATAGGATTTGCACTATGTACCACGTATTCTGGAATTATCAGTGGTACCCTTGATGTCCAAGCCAGTGAAGCACGTTTAGGATAGTCAATAAAAAGCCATTTAAGAAATACCATTGTAGTATCCTCAAATCCATGCTGAATTCCTAAATCATGATCCAAACTCATGAACTTTGGCATGTCATATAGCCGAACAATTTCCTGTGCTCGGCGTGAACTCCTTGCAATAAGAATATTCATGTCAGGCCACTGAGAACGATCAACCATCTCAATCGTTCTCTCATCGTCCAGAAACAAAATGTAATCCATGACTATTCCTCAGTTTAGCTTTCTAATTTCAATGGTTGTTTACAGCAATTTCAATGTCTGGATAATGCAAACTAGCATACCCAATGTACCCATCACTTGTCAATACCTTTTCTGGTTGATCTTTTGAAACACTAATAATCATGAAAACTGTTCCAGGTTCAGCGGAATAGCCAAGAGCATAACAATGATAATCTTGCAAGGAATCATAAAGACATAATACAGCACTATCCCATGGAGTGTATCTATATAACGATCCAGCCTTAAAATTATTTCTGCTTTTTGTAGGAACAAAAGACATTGTAGAATCATCATTCATGGCTTATAATTTCCCAACTGTCAGGTCTTATAATACCAATACATCCAATCTCTCCACTGCCTGATAAAAATTTATTTCCATAAATTGTGCTTGGAACAAGCACAAAAAGTAAAATCTCATCAATTAAAATAATTCTACATTCTCTAACTCGTGCATTGGGATAAAACCATGTTATCTCTTGACCTTTATAACGATATAGCTTTCCTGTGATTAATTGGGTCATTTTAATGTCTCGCCGCAATCTTTCTAATGTTCAATTAATTTCATTCTAAAATACTGATAATCATAAATCCATCCAATCTCACCAGTTTCTAACAAAACCCTGATTTCACCGTTTACACACCCATTGTAATTTTTCTGGATAGGTTCATCTAATACCATTACAATTCCAGATTCTTTTTCTGGATCATTTATAATTTTACCTGTTTCACTCCAGCATGCTGTACCTTGGCGAATGCGATATAACTTACCAACTTTAATATTGGTCTTAATCATTGCATTAACCCTTGATTCATGACCTTATCTAAATAATCCTCAACCTCTCCCTCATATTCAATTGTGTCAGGTGGAAATTCTGCTACAAGAATATTTGTATCATTGTTTCCAGACCACTCATATTCTGGAAGATTAAACTTCTCACGTAAATGATTCATGAAATCTTCTGCTCGACCGTAATCCTTCGGCAAAGCATAAAATTCAACCGTGCAATCAGAAATTGAATGGATTCTAGGCGGATTTAATTTCTTGTTTTTAATCATGTTACCACCCCTTGACCAGATTGTTCAATCCAATACTCCATACCCCATTTATAAATCATAACCCATCCAACTTCACCTTCGGAGGTAAGAACTTTATAAAAAACTGTATCGTCTTTGTCTTTGACTGAGTATTTCTCAAGGCACATCACTAAACTATTTGGAGAAACATGAGATACTTTGCAGTTAAATTCTTTGGACCAAAACATAGTGGAAGCTGTCATATGTTTGGGTGACTCAAAAATTGATGGCCCACAATTAAAAATACCCCTGGTGATTAATTCAATATCTACTTGATAAAGGAACCAAAAATACTTCTTGAACTCGTAAATCTTACCAACTTCCATAGCTAGTCATTTACCTCCATCCCTGTAGTGCTTTGTTTAATTAAATACTCCATACCCCATTTATGAACCATAAACCATCCAACTTCACCTTCGGGAGTCAGTAGTTTATAAAAATCCGTTTCATCATTAAATGGCTCTCTATCAAGAAACATCACTAAACTATCCGCATTTAAAAATGAAATATGTATATCAGGCAATGCATTGTATTGTTGACAACACTCCTCTGCAATTTCTGCTGAAGTCACACAAGATACAAAAATATCCTCTAAGTCTTCCTTTTTTGTAAAGAAAAACCAATAAAACTTCTTGAGTGCGTAAAGCTTACCTACTTCCATGCTCAATACTTATTTTTTAATTCCATAATATCATTTTCACACCAGTCAGCACGGTGAATCCATCCAGCAACTCCTTCTGCTGTTAGAATCCGGCAAAACTTGTTATTTTGTTCCAATACCATAAAAATACTTGCTAGATCAATGAAAGAAACATTGCAGTCTAATTTCTTGCTCCAAAAACTAACATAAAATCTGGCCAGTCCGAATCCATGGGTAGCAGAGGCTCCTTCATTCATATCTTCAACAACGATAGTGGCAGTTTCCTCTGAAGGAAAAAGAAGCCAATAAAGTTGGCTAGTCTGATAAAGCTTGCCAATTTCCATCATTCAGCCTTTACCTCTTCAATATCATTCCTGCACCAATCAGCAAGATAAATCCAACCAATGTTTCCTTCGGGGGAGAGAACCTTGCAATACTTCTGCTTCTGCTCTAAAAACACAAACAAACTGTTTGGAGGAATATAAGAAGCTTTGCACTTCTTGTTCCAATACCGGGCGCAGGTCGCCGTGACGGCACTGAGGGCGATATCGATCTCATCTTCTGATCGATACAGCATCCAATAAAACTCCTTGGTTTTGTACAGCTTACCTATTTCCATAAACTTCCTCAATATCCTTCACATGGTCACCTTAGCAAATATTAAAAATATTGTCAAGAACTCTGTGGTCAAGATTCAATCAATTGGAAATTATTAAAGTAAATTGCACTGACCCAACCAATAATTCCAGTGCTCGTTAAAATCTTTACTTTATAAGAAATAGTTGAATACCATTTACTTTCGTACTTTACGGCATTGCTCAAAATAACGCACGTTATATTATCCATGCGCCCCTTGTCACCATTTACATTGACGCAATCAATCCTATTCTGGTCATCATCACGAACATAACAATATTCAACAAAATATAGTTTGCCAATTTGCAGCGGATATTCCTTCGCTTGGTAAAATGCTAACTGATTTTTTTCCATATCAATCAATCAATCCTATCATACCATCAGAGAAAGATCAATAAAATTGTTAACCAATTTTTTCGAATATCATATTTCATTCATAGTTATTAACATGGTTAATATAAATAATTTTAAGTGCGATCAGTGTAGTAAAAATTTTATCAGAGAAGTTAGACAAATACGTAAGAATAGTAAAAATTGTTTCTGTAGCAAACAATGCGGCTATAATCACAGCCGCCACTCAATAGAATTACCATGCGGCAATTGCAAAAAACCAACCGTTCGCTTGCGTGCAGTAGTGAATTCTTCAAAGAGTGGATTCATATTCTGTTCTCAATCTTGCTCAGCAATCTATAGCAATACGCATAAAAAACAAGGCACCAGAAGATCAAAACTTGAAACATGGCTAGAAGAACAATTAAGAGAAAAATATCCAACGCTGGATATCTTGTGCAATCAAAAGAATGCTATCAACTCTGAACTAGATATCCACTTTCCAGCACTAAAACTTGCTTTTGAATTAAATGGAATATTCCATTATGAACCAATCTATGGCCAAGATAAGTTAAATAAAATACAAAACAATGATAATAGAAAATATCAAGCTTGCATAGAAAATAAAATAGAACTCTGTATCATTGATACCTCAAAGTTTGGCTATTTTAAAATATCAGGAGCAATGAAGTTTCTGGATATCATCACAAATATCGTTGACAATAACATAACAAAACATATTGCGGCAAACATTGAAATTAACTCTACCGATATCAATAGAGGATTCATTCAGCCAAAAATAAAAAAAGAAATAACCTGCTCCACTTATAATCTTATGGAGAAAGCTGTCTCTTGGAATAAATTAATAGAAACAGAAAACTTAACCAAAGCAGATATCGCTCGGCTAGAACAAAAGTCAAGAGCATATATCACCAATGTAATGAAATTATTAGAACTACCACAGGATATCCAGAAAGCACTGTTAGATAAATCCTATCCCAAAACTTCCTTTAAAAATATCCTCAATCAATTCATAAAATAAAACCAGCAAACCCTTCTGGATATTGCTGGCTCTTGTTGCGTACCCACCTAGACTTGAACTAGGGACATTCTACTTAACAGGCAGACGCTCTAACCGACTGAGCTATGGGCACATGAAACATGTTATAATCTATTTTGTAATGCGTATTTTGTATAACCTATATTATTCTTTATGATGTATTTCTCTATGACAATTAGCACACAATATCAAACATTTATCTAATTCTATTTTTAGAGAATCCCATTTCCTAGAACTACCATCCCCAATACCAAAATCCTTTTTCGTTGGATCAATGTGATGAAACTCTAATGCTGATATGCATCTATTGTAACTGCATTTCTCACAACTGCCACCCTTGTATTCAACACACCTTTTTTTCAAATTCTTTCTGGCTGATGTTGTGCAACATGCACCACACTTCGTCATGCGATCTCCTTTATGCTTGTAAATAAATTCTTTGCCGCATGTAGAACATATCTGATGCTTGCCACGCATTGTCTCTTGATCAATATCTTTTTTGGTATTGTGATTACCAAAAGGAGAACAAGATAAACAATATTTTCTGGATTGTAAGTTTCTATGCTTACCGTCAATCTTAATGTTTTTAATCTCGGAGTTACACTTAATACAAATCTTCATAGAGTTTCATTTTGATTGGCAAGTGCACTTTCTTGTGCTTTAATCCATTTGCGTATGGTATTATCACTAACACCATATTTTTTCCCAACAGCAACATAAGTGCTATTGATAAGATCTTGTTTTAACTCTTCTAGAGATGGTCTAGATACTTTCCGCTGATATAAACTATAGCAAGCAAAACACCGTTTGGAAGAGTAGGATATTTCTTTCCCACATTCACATTTTCTAGCATCAGCTTTAATCTTCTCTTTAATCTCTAAAAGAGGAAGTTTCATTATTTCTAATAGTTTATTTAAACAAATACTAACATCTTTACAGACTTCAGAAGCAGTAAATCGTATTACTCTCCAGCCTATAGATTCTGTCCATTTATCTCTACGTTCATCAATTCTTTTCACATTATCTGTTAAGTGTAGTTTGCCATCAATTTCCACATCAATTCTTTCTTCTGGAAATGCAAAATCAAACTGATATATGCTCATTGGTTTTTCTGGCTCAAAATTTGTAAGACCATACTCTTTCAATGCTTTTTCGAAAATAAGTTCTGGTATAGATCTTTTACTAGAATGATTCAACCGATAAGGAACTTTTTCTGGATGTAATTTAAGATACGCTGTGCGTCTTGCAGATATTTTCTTTTTTGTTTCTTCAGTATGTTTCCTTGGATTCTTAATAGCGGCTAATCTTAGTGCTTCTGTTCTTGAACGGAATACAATATCTCCTCTTTTTTTAGCTTTATATAGTGCCGCTACTCTAACACCATATTTTTGAGTTATTTCTTTTTGAGTTAGCCCACTCTCATAGTCTGCTTGTATTAAATTCCAATCATATTTTTTCTTCATATTTATAAGTAGAGTATCAGACTCTGATTATAAAATTATTTTCGTGGGATCGGTGAGACTTGAACTCACGTTATTCACATATTAAAAGTATGGTGCATGGCCACTATGCTACGATCCCAAACATTGATCAGCTGTTGGCTGACTGAGTTACAGACCCAATGTAATAAGCGTTTATACCATGCGCTTCCCGGTTCAGCAAGTAAGATAAAATAAATTAATCTAAGGGATGGTTGTTAAGATAATGTATTTTTGCTAAGGTAACTGATTCTATTATATAGTATATTCTAAGTTAAAGCTAAGTTAAATCAGTGTGATCTTTGATATCAGATATTACTTTCTGATAGTTTATTTTCTTTTAATAGCTTTTTGAATTTTTCAAATTGCTCTAAGACAAATTTTTTATTTTCTTTACCACGATCTTCTATCACATATGGAGTATATCCACACTTTTTTATTTCTATAATCTTTACTGCATCTCTTGACTGAACTGCTTGAAGATTATGTTTAAACGTTATTTTTCTATAGTGCCATATTCCATTCCAGAGTATAGCAATTTTTAGATCTGGTAATATGATATCAGCATCCCAGCCATTGAAGTATGGTTTATTGGTGATTACGTTTTTGTATTCACCGGCACACAGATCAGCCATATAGATTTCATTCTTGCTTCTTCTGTATAATTTTTCAGCTGATCTTTTGCCGCCTACTTTTCCTAGTCTTGAATAATCAAATGATTGATGAGCACATCTTTTGGAACAAAACTTTTTTTGGTTTCCTCCTAGTGGATCTTTGCATGTTTGACAATGCAAACCATTTGCAACTTCTCTAGATGTAATTCTAATGCATTTCTTACATTTTTTTCTATCGTAACTTTTATCTATCAGATATTCATTATTACATCTAATACAAATTCTTAATTCTTGTTTTGGTGGTTTGTGGGCATTGTTATACGAGGCCGCACAAGAAGCATTACAAAACTTCTTACGTTTAATTTCTGATACAACATTCCCAGTTATTTCTTTTCCGCAGTGTTTGCATTCTTTGTAAGTTTTTAACATTACAATTCTATTTTTTTGGCATTCTTTACTGCAAAAGAAATAAACTTGTGGTTTTATTTTGTTTTGTATTTTAAACTCAGCAAATCTTCTTAAATAACCTTTTGAACAAACACTACATTTCAGTTCTATCATCTTTTCCATAAAGCCTCTATTATAAATAGTATGCCTCATGTTTTTCGAACTTGCCTACAATCGTTATAGTGAGTGAATCCTATAACTTTTCTTTGTAGGACCATCGGGATTTGAACCCGCATCGGGCGATTATCTTTCCTACTCCCTATTTCTAGGGCCGAAACATTGTTTCGTTGTAGGCTGGACTATATCTTCACCATTTCAGGTGTTTGGTATCTAGTCTCTACGGCGCTCTTACTTTCGTAAGTTCCCTCGGTATTGTCTTCAGCTTTACCTGTTCAGAGTTTCACCGATATCCCCAAATCCACCTACAAAGTTAGTTTCCCTTGTAGGGCTCATATTTAAGTCGCCTGCTCTAACCAATTGAGCTATGGTCCCATTCTTTCTTAAACTTCTCTTACTTACCTTTCTTCTTACATTCTTATCTTAGTTCATTCTCTTCAGATTGTCAACACATTCTTGATTCCCTTTGTTTTCTTTTGATTCACTGTCTCTCAACCATGAATGTATCTTACAGGATGGCTGGTTGATAGTCAAGAGATTGCGGTGAACACTAACTTGACGTTGTTGCTTTCATAGATATAACCTACATCTCCTGTCTCTGTTAATATTTTATATGTATGGCCGTTCCAGGGCAGTTCGATCTTGTCTGACAGCAACATGATTGTCTGATCAGACAATACTTGTTTAGCTTTATGATCAGCAATGAATTCTATATTTGAGGATAGATAAATGGGTGTACTGATTATTGGTCTTGAAACATTATAGAGCTTACCGATTTCTAGTTTCATTTTATTCGTTAATTTCTGTGAAGATCAAAGAATCTTCGCTATTATCCCAGATATATCCAATGATACCATCTGATGTTAGGATTTTGTATGAATTTTCTTGCAGATACTTGTTTATTATAACGGGTGAGCTTAATAGAACAAAGACTTCATTGTCTTTCAAGAAACGGATTTTGTTGGTAGAAAGACATTTAAAATCCTTGAACACAACTGGATTTGCTTCTCTTGTTTTTTCTAGCATTTTTACGGCGGTGTAGAGTTTACCGATTTTTGGTTTTTGGTTCATGTAGATTTTTGCGGCAGAATTATGGTTCTTTGAAAATATCTTCGACTTGTCTTGTTGGAAAGAATATCCAGCCACACACACCATCAGGAGTTAAAAACTTGCAATCACTCCAGGAATATTTCTGCACGTGCTCAACAAGCATTACAGTGGTGTTTTTATCAAGCTGGATATACTTCTCTTCGCTATATCTTTCCTTGGGATTAGAAAGCGTTGATGACGGCTCAGTATACAGTGTTCTTTGTACTTTGACAACGTAAAGCTTGCCGGGTTGTAATATCATGGCTTAGAAAACATCTTCCTTTCTTTGTTATAAAAGATATATCCTATGTCCCCATTGCTAGACAATATTTTAACCCTGCTAAACTCAACACAAACTTTATCATAATGGCCATTTAGATCGGATACATTACTTAGCAATAAGATAATATCACCTTTTTGAATTACTGGTTTGCAAGCCGCAACATAACATTCATCATCTGCATAAAGCGCTCTATCATAATTGAGCTTGCAAAGTTTTCCAGGAGATAGGTTCATTTATTTTTCTTCTGCAAAGGTTTTACTTCTTTGATAAATCCACAATATTCTTCATTGATATTATCAATCCAGCCAATATTGCCATTTTGAGATATGACTTTATACTCATCCCAATCGTTTGCTTGCATTATTCCCAATATGACAATGATTTCATTTTTTTTGAGAAACTCAATTACTGCCGGATCTTCTTGAGAATTATGATAGATGTAACTTGGATCAAATGCTTTGTTATATAATCTTTTTTGTGTCTGTAATTTGTACAGCTTTCCAAATTGATATTCAGTCATAGTTTAATTTTCTTAAAAGGAGGACAGATATTACTAACTTCTATTCTAATCCATCCCACTATCCCATTACTCGTCAAAATCTTAAATGCCCACTCATACCAAGGTAATTTTTCTTGTTTTAGTAGAACAACTATCTGGTCTTTAGGGATTGTATCCAAATAATGTTTATAAGGATCATGTTCGTATATTGATCTTTTATAAGATAGCTTGTACAGCTTTCCTATTTGATAATTAATCATTTGTTATTTCCAAGAGCATATCAAAAGGCATTTTACTGAGATTGTCGCTCCAAATCCATCCTATTGTTCCTTTATCCGTGAGTATTTTAAAATGGCGATATTCTCCATGATCAATTAACCCAATAAAAAGAACTATATCATTCTTTGTCATCATGTATTCATAGTCGTAAAGTAGACCATCTGATGAATGTCTGTAAAAGGAGTTAGTTGCGGCGAGCTTATACAGCTTCCCTATTTGATAATTAATCATTTGTTATTTGCTAAACTAATTCTATTCAGAATCTACTCGTTCCCAATAAAGAATATCAAGCGGACACCATCCAATAATTCCATCAGATGTCATTACCTTATACCACATATTCAGATCATGAACTTCTTTTTGCAAAACAATAAAAGTAGATCCCAGTTTAATATGTCCAATAATATTATTACCCAGCATTTGATCGCTTAAGCTAGTGCTATTTGCAATTTGACTTGGGATTCTACGATAAAGTTTTCCAATAATAAATCCTGGGCTCTTCTTTTTTTTCATGATATCATCTCCCAATAAATACCATAATATAGAGCGCAACCAATCTCACCATTTGAATTCAGTAATCTTACCCGTGTTTCCCATCTTACTGATTCTACTTCAATACACAGTAGCACATCTCCATTCCTAATATACTCGCCATCGTACAACCAGTCACGATTTTCCATCATGATTGCCATACTACTATTATGCTTATATCGATATAGTTTACCTGGAATCATTTATTCGTCTCTTTCCAACGATATTCACCATAATATATCCAACCAACTTTACCGTCATCGGTCAATATTTTTCTAATGTTTCCATCATGAATGATGCAAATCACAATCGAATCGCCTATCATATCAATAATATTGGCTTTCGTATAACTACCACGAGGGTCGTTATCATAAATTACGACAGGCATCGAATGTGTATATTGGTATAGTTTACCGGGAATCATTTATTCGTCTCTTTCAGCGATCACCTTTAATACAGTTCAAATAATTCATTTGTGCATACTGAGGAACATTGTATGCTGTTAGACCATTGTATTTAATTTCTACAAGCTTACCGATCCATTTTTCTCGTTCACGCAAACATTTGGCAGCATCCTCCATCGTACCTTGGAAAGTAGCATCAAAATTCATTTTTCCATCTTGTGAGCGCAGAGAAATAATCTTTGCTTTACCGCTCCAATTTCCAGAACCTTCTTTGATATCCACAATATAAAAATCATCAGTGTCTTCTGGTTTAACCTTGAGCAAACGTTTGCTTCGCTTGTGCTCGTAGGCGGCGTCTGAATGCCTTAGAATGCCACCTTCATGTCCCAAGGCAAGAATGTCATCATAGCAGCTTTGCATCGTTTCTAGGCTATCTAGAACGGTACTGGAGACGGCTAGAGTATATTGATACTTTCCAGCAACATTGGTATCAATCCAAGCCTTTCGTTTGGCATAAGGAGCTTCTTCACTTAGCTGATCTGAGAATCCATAACCATCATAAATATAGAATTTAATGATCTCACGGCTTTTTTGTAGATCTGCCGCAGAAACATTCTTTGTCTTGCGTGCCAGACTGACAATCTCATTGAGCCGCTGCCGAAGATCATCATTAAAACATTCACCATCCAAAACAGCTTCTGGATGCAGAGCAAAGAATGGCTGCAAGGATTCCTGAATATGTGGAATTGATACAAACCTTTCACCTTTACGGGTGAAAAGGCCATGACGAGTTGCAACCAGTCGCATTCCATTAAGCTTGGTCTGTAGCAGCCATCGGCCATCACAGAAATCAATCTTATCGGCATAGTCATTGTATGACTTGGCAAGCATTGGTTCAACAAATTGGAAATTGTCGATATCAGAAATATTCTTGTGATAACCAAGTTTAAGCTGCTTGGTATAACGGCTTTCAATTTCTTTTTGAGCTTGTTCTACAGCAGTTGTGGCATTAGCACGCCCAGTGTTCTTTGCTTCTGCAACAGTCCATTCGCTGGTTACAAGCTCTCCATTCAGGACACCAGAAATGGTACGATAGCAGTCGGTCTGCTGCTCCATAGACCAAACACGAACTTTTCCTGTAGTATCACGAGAAAAGAGATTACCAGCATTACAAATTGAACCCATTGTTTTCTCCATATAGCGATACTATATCAGAGACGATGGCATCTGTCAAACAGATTTGGTTTTGACGTATTCTTGATAGGAGTCGTATGTGTTTGGTTTATCATTCAATAAATCAACCAATACGGGGATAGGGCTTTTGGCTGGATCTTTATCTAGTTTGATATAAGAGATTTTATTTAGGTTCATTGGTCCTGCCCCGAGAACTTCTTGTTGATATTCAAATGATCCGCCAACAACGAGATATTTTGCTGCGGCAAACATATTAAAAAAGAAATTATTGTTTACAGTATCTACTTCTGCTAACACTATATACCCAAGCACTGAACCAGCACCAGACTCTGACTTAGCTTGATTGAATAATCTTTGCAGGGAGGATACATCAATAGTCCAGCTAGAGAAGTTGCTTCCTTGTTTATTGGGAAGGATTCCTCCTATAGACATACCCATTTTTGCTGGTTTTTCTAATCCAGTAATAGATTTAATAGAATCTTCAGATAAACCAATCAATAATCTCCATGCCTTTTGATTGTTTACTTTAAAGAAATCTGGATATAGTCCTTTGGAAGAGACTTCAATCATTTCTGGAACAAGATCATTTAATCCTTGTTTTTCATTCCAGGAATAATAAGATCCTAAAGCATTCCAAAGTTTGTTTTCTGCCGCAGTGTTTTCTTCTGGTGGGATATCTTCTTTAAAGATATCATGTCTAAATTTACCAAACAAGTGCTGACCATAGATTGCATCAGACTGTTCATTGTCAATGGATGGGAAAAGTATTTCTAACAGATTCATATGATGATTAATTATTTGCCCTGGTGAACAAAGTATAATTTTAATTTATCGAAGTCATCGTCTGCTAAGTAAAAGTATCCTACATTTCCAGAAGCAGTTAAAATTTTATACCAATAAACATTATCCAGAACTTCATCTTGACTGATTTCAATCAGAAAAAAAGTTCCTTTTTCATTCATTTGAGAATAATCAACTTCTACATCATAATATCTTTTGCTGGTACGATTATTATAATGTGGTCCCAATTCCCAAACAATCAAATAATCTTTTTTATAATATTTGCGGCGGCAATAATATAATTGCCCGTTAATAAGATCTTTGCGTAATAGCTTTTTAATAACCATCAAATATTACTTATTACAATTGCTTGAAGTTACTGTCTGCAACTTTACTAAAAACACAAACAACACCAACAATACCATTGCTATTCAGAAACTTAATTTGTGTCACTGTAGACATACGCATCTTTGTCATATGGAAAACATCAAGAATCATCAAAATATCATTTGGAACAACTTGACCAATACAGTTATTATATTTTCTTTCTTCTAACAAGTCTCCATCCCATATGGGAATCTTGCTGGCTCCACAATAAGAATATAATTTTCCTGGAACTATCATTCAATAACCTCTTCAAAAAAATTAGTGTTTCGATCCCCACTATGAATAAAACCAATAATTCCGTCCGTGGTTAAAATTCTCGTATCTTCCGTTAAAGACGACTTAGTATTATTAATAAACTCAATACACACAAATGGTTCATCTTCTTTCAATAAACCAAGATGTTTGGAATACGTAGAGTCCTGCCAAATGTGATAAACATATTTTTTCGAAACATATAGTTTACCGGGAATCATTATTCCTTTACCTCTTTAAATAAATCGCCCTTATTAGAACGAATATATCCAATGTTTCCATTCGCATCTAATACCTTACAAAAACAATCAATGTTTTCAATAACCATGAAAACAGTAGTAAAATCTATATACATGAGAAGATTTGATAAATATTGTGGACTGCCATCGCCGAATGGTAGATTTGAAAATATAATATTTTCGAATAATGGGGTATTATAAGTTACAGAACAATATAATTTACCTGGAATAATCATTCCATTGCCTCTTTGAAACGAGCACTAAAACCATCGGTATAACGAATATATCCAATGTTTCCATCGGTATCTAATATTTTAGAAAAACCATAGAAGTTATCTTTCATGTTTTCAATAACCATGAAAACAGTTTCAGATCGCATATAGGAAAGAAAATCTGACAGATAATGTTGACCTTCGTCGTATAATTCAATACTTCCCCATACTTCTGTACTGTAAGCCGAAGAACGATATAGCTTACCGGGAATCATTATTCCCTTACCTCTTTGAAAATAGCACTAAAATGATTGTTATGAATATATCCAATGTTTCCATCGGTATCTAATATTTTAGAAAAACCATAGAAGTTATAATTATCTTTCATGTTTTCAATAACCATGAAAACAGTTTCAGGTGGCATATACATAAGAAAATCTAACAGATAGTGTTTACCTTCGTAATTTTCAATTCTTCCCCATATCTCTGTATTATAAACCGGAGAACAATATAATTTACCGGGAATCATTAACCCCACCGAATAATATCATCTGGATTAGATACGCTTGCGGCAAGCTGTAGGAGCCTCTCCAGTCGAGCAGAAACATAGCCCTCATCTCTGCCGCAATAATAAATTTGAGCGCCCTGAAGGCCCCTCTCCATGCTTGGAGCAATGGATTCATTCGTGGTGTTGCTCGTATTGTTCAAACGAATAATAGTGCGGCGAACCAAAACAGACAAATCCTTGGCGCTAATCTCTCCGTAAAGCTCGCCGTCAACATCACAAAGACCCAATACCAAAAGAATATCCCGAGCATTGCTGTTGCTTACATTAAGTTCAGGACAACCCCCAGTAACATTGTAATCTTCATCATACTGAACAGGATTCTTAGGATCATAAAATGTAACACTCATAGTCAAACTAATCTACACCATCCAATCCAGTAAGTCAAACAATATCTATGTAATGGAAGACAACCAATAGAAGAAGGCCAATAGAACATAGTTGTCTTTGTTGTTGACTTATCTGTCACAAAAGAGTAGATTCACAAAAGAGGAAATAAAAACATGTCTAAAGGTAGTGATCCATTTGATGCTCTAATTGGCCTAGTACGTATTTGGCTTTGGGTTCCAATTATTTTGTTCATGATCAAATTTATCTTTTGGTCAACCGTTTTTATTGGCATTTATGCTTGGATTTGTTCACTCTGATTTCTGGAGGAATTATGAAAAATACTATTGAGAATGATGTATTCGTGGTCATGGAAGGTGCAAAAATCGGTGGAGTATATCGTTGGCGTGATGATGCCAATGTTCATGCCCAAGCTGTCGGAGGTACTGTTGTTGTTCAAGGTATCAAAAACAAAATCCCAGGTTGGGTAGAAACAATGGTCGCTTCCGCAAAAGAAAAAGCCCAAATGCAAAACTCTGTGGTACGCCGATGAATGATGATACAAAAATTGGAATCCCATCAAAGCAAGCAGCAATGATGCTATCTCAACTTGCTGATATGGACTATGATCAAGTTGGAATCATTCATGATCTTGGACTCGGTATTGCTTCTACAATGGAAACAATTGCAGCAACTATAGAAAATCCACCAAAGAAAATCAAAAAAGGTTGCCAAGTAATTCAATTGGGAAGCCAACTGTTTGTACCAATCAGAGATCTTAAAAAATCTTTGGAAGATGGTGAATTGGATTTGGAATCATACTTGCGTAAACTAAATGCAATCACAGATGATCTTTGTGAGATTACAGAAAAAAATCATGCAGTTATGGCAAATCCAAATATACGAAATCATATGAAACGATTAGCAAATACAATCGTTATCGGCGTTGAGGCTGGATCTATTCTGAATACTATGTTTGGAATTATTGATAGCGAAGATTTGATTCATTCTGATTAGGATGTAGAATATCCTTTGAGTCTGCTTTCTTTTTAGTTTCTGATGGTTTAAGATTATCCATAGACCAATAAGATTTAAATCCTGGATGATTTGGTGAATCGTATATAAAACATGATTTTGGTTTTATATGTTTTATATACCAATAAGATCCATAATTTTCCCAACTCATTTTTTCATCAAATAATTTTTCCAAATGCTCTTTCAGTTGGATTGTTGAATACCCAATTAAAGACTGCCATTTTGCTTTGGATTTCAGTAGATTATCATTTTTTAATGATTCTCGCACAGCATGGCTCATACATTTTCCTAATCGAAAATGTATGTCTGTTTTGCTTTTTTCCCTTTCAGCCTTATTTCGTTTAGCACGAACTTCTGGATTGGATAAATATTCCTTCTGCCGAAGCATAACTTTATCTTTATTTAACTTATAATGGTTTCTTTGTCTTACTAATTCTTTATCTTTATTTTTCTCTCTATATACCTTGTTTTGTAATTTTATCTTTTCTGCATTTCTCTGCCCGTGTTTTATTCTCACGTTTCGAACATGCTCTTTATTTTTAGGATTTGATATATAACGAGCGAATGCAATCGCATGGACGCATTTTTTACAATTTACGCTTTTTTTATTATCTCTTTTCAAAAGGAAATCTATTCCACATGTTTTACATTTTCTTTCAAGGGACGGAACAAGACCATGTTTCTCCTTATACCTTTTCATGATCATTGATTTAATACATTCCTTGCAGTTTATATTTTTTGAGTCATTCCGGCGAATATTGTATTTTGAACCACAGTTTTGACATATGCGCTCTATACAAACATTGGTCTTACCACGTGTCTCATCCAATATATTAATCATCTTCTTACGAAACTCTGGATCTTGCCAACGATTCTTCAATCTCTCGGATGCCAAAATACTTGCTTCTGATTCTGCAAGACTTTCTATTTGATTTTTACGATATGTTGGATCTTTCCAACATGCCTGCTGTGCTTTACTCTGTTTCTCTCTAACTGAGTCCGATGACATTATTTCATGCATTTTCTGCCGATAGCTATGATTGCCCCAGCGTTCCTTGCTTTGCTTTGATAAGAACTGTTTAGTCTCTTCTGGAGTCATTGAAAAACATGAACGCTCTTTGGCTTCGGTCTTTTGTTTGAAGTTATAGCATTGACCTTGCTTGTCGTAATATTGTGCTATCCACCACTCTTCCCTATGATTTCTCTGTTCCTTTGATGAGTCTTCCATAACCTCAAGGATATAGAATTCAATGAAGTCATCATGTCCAAGCTCTTCCTTGCACTTGGCAAAGTCATTTCTAAGAAATCGATTGCAATGCTTACCGTTCAGCAAAGATCTAACATGATCACGCCAACGAGATTTGAACTGTTTGGCTTGTCCGATGTAGATCCGATTATTATGAGTGTTTAGGATTTTGTAAATCCCAGGCTTGAGTAAATTTTCTTCGTCATGTAGCTTCATATCAATACGTATGAAGCAGAGGGAGGTTTGTATCCGTCAGCCCAGTCCCGCATATGTTAGAATATTAACATATGCATTACTACCAGTATAATAAGGGTCACTGGCACTCCATGGATATGAGCCAGTCAAAGTAGGAATGCTTGCTGTTGGAATTCCTGTCAATCCTGCCGCTACACAAAATGTAGATCCAGTAACCCACATTTCTTTCACACGAAAATCAAAAGTAACACTTTGTCCGCTGGCAACAGTGTATTTATTGGTTCCAACAAGACCATTTGCTGTAAAGGCAAATGTTGTTGCTCCACCTGTTGCTCCAATGGTTATATCTTTGGTTACATATGGGAATTCTATTTTAACAGCAGTACCAGCAGCAGCAGTGCTGCTTGTAAGAAATGGTAATCCCGAAGTCTGATAAGCTGGGACGAAGTTATAACCGGGTGGTGGGTATTGCATATTATTTTTTCCTTTTGACTATTTAGTCAATAACTATTAATCAGAATAGAAAAGGGGATTTATATGAAAGAAATTAATATTGAAGAATGTCTGGAAGAGTGTATTAAACACTATGGTGATAGTGAATATGCACCACTAGCTGTTTTTCTTGGCATGACCGAAGCTTTACAGATGATGCTGCACAGCCATCATTGGGAGACCCAAGGGCCTACGTACTTTGCTGATCACCAATTGTTTCAGCGTCTATATACAGCAATGGATGCACAGATTGATCAGCTGGGTGAAAGGGTAGTAGGACTATCCAAGGAACCAAAACTTGTTAATTATTTTTCTCGTATGAAGGTTAAGCAGAAATTCCTTGAGACATGTACTACACCAGATCCATATATGGTGGTAAGTCTTGCCGCAGAAAAAGCTTATGTTCATATTGGTGAAAAGCTAATGGATAGATTGAAAGAAGCTGGTCTTCTTTCTAGAGGTCTAGAACAAATGCTTGGTAATATTCTAGATGTACATGAAACACACGTTTATCTACTAGATCAAAGAACCAAAGGTATGCTTTAAGCCTTCATTTCTTCTTCTACCGGCTCTTTCGAGCTTTCATCTTTTACTTCCTCATCTTTTACTGAATGATCCACGATCGTAAACTTAACCTTTTTGGTAGATTTAATCCCAAATGGTTTCCCTTTGCGATAAAGGATTTCAGCAAACCCAGAGCCAACAGCCATTGTAAGGTCTTCTGGAGAAATTTTAACCTCCTGCTTTGTCATAGCATTAATTGCCGACAAACAATCTGCTTCTAGTGCCGTAACCTTATATTGAGAATGTTCCAGCCCTACAATATCATCAATCTTTACTTTCTTTAGCCAATCTTTGTTCATCTCTAGATCAGGAATAGACTTACCAGAAGCCATGAATTTCATGATGCCATTGAGATGATCACGGCATTGTCGTCCTGGATAAAGATATTCATTTGGATGATTCTTGACTTTTACTGTGATGGTCTTTGTTTCTGTTTTTGCCATTTTATTTGTTTTTCTTTAATAGAGAACGAATTTTTGTTTTAAAACTTGATAGAACTAGTATAGAGTTTTCTACTAATGAATGCAAGTCTAATTGAAGATAGAATCTACAACAGAGCAAACAAATAAAATAAAAAATTATTTTAATTATTCGCATTGCTTCGATAGTCTCAGTCTTCGGTTTGAGCAGCAGGAGGGGTTGTAACTGGGACTTCATCTGATTCCTCATATGAGGAGAAGAAATCATCCGATGGCCTTTGAGGCTTTATATTGCGCTGTTGAGAACGAGACACGTGGCGTTCCACATCTTTTTCAGATAGACGCTTCTTTGTAAAGCGTTCAAAACCACCAGCATACTTGTTGTTTTTTCCTACCTTAGCCATCTTGTTTATCCTTGTTTCCTTTTCGTTGTTGTGGACTGATCAATCAGTCTTGATATAGAGACTATATGTTAGTTGCCGCCGAATGTCAATCGCTACTTACAAGAATCATTTCATGGGGTTTCATCAATATTTCTCCAGAATAACCTTCTGAATTTAAAATGCCAAAGATATTGTATTCCTCATAAGGTGCTTTTCTGACAGATAATAGCATTAAAACTTCTTCACCCGTAACAGCAAGTGGAGTGTGGTTAGTAGTCATTGCTGCAAGTATAATCGGAGAGCCTGATAGAAGTTGGATTTTGTATAGTTTACCTATATGGAACATTAGTTTAATGTAGCTGGAATACAAATCCCATAGCGAATCAAGGATTCTATAAATGATTCTTCATCATGAAAATTTACATGCAATGTGTTTTGTGCATTTAATGCCTTTGACACTGATTCCATGAATTCTTGATTGTTTTTAAATGGCACCTTTTCAGCTGATCTAAGGGCTTCAACAAAATTTTCTGGCGTATTAAAAATAAAAATCTCACGTTCATGTGTGGTTTCTCCAATTAATACAACAGGTTGTCCAGCCTTAAACATTTTGATACTTTTCTGATTGGAATCTTTCTTCATGTTTTTATTTCTGTTTTGATTCAAAGCTTTTTAGCCGAAAGTCTGGAATACTCTCATACTCTTTTGTCAACATATCATACACAACAAATTGTTTCAATCCTTTATCAACATCACAAACAATGCCGTGAACATTCTTTCGATGTGTAAACTGAAACTTATATTCTTTGCCAATCCTTAGTGTTTCTAGCATAATTATTTTCTTTTAGATTATTGTTAAAGCATTTTTATTTCTTTTGGATATAAATACGATATGGTGCCAACCTGACCGGAAGGAAATAGTGCAGTAATCTTACAGTATTTACCATTACATTCAATACCTAGCATTAGAAAAACAGTTTCTTTGCTTGGGAATGTTACAGATTTATCATTTATAACCGCTCCAAAGTCATCATCGAATATATTAAACACAATCTGATATAGTTTACCAATAGGAAACTTTTGTTTTATCTCTTCGGTTGTCATTGGTTCTTTCTACTAGTGTTATCAGATCGTTTTTCCTATTTATAAAGCATTTTATTGAATTAATTTCAAATTATGTTCATCAAACAAAAATATCTCGCAACATTCTCCAGTGGAAAGTAAAGCAGTTATCTTAACATACCCTATACAATCATCGCATGCATTTATATCAAGCAAAAGAAAAAAATCTTCATTGCATTTAAATGCACGATAATTATCATTTACATATGCTTCAAAAAAATTTGAAGCATTTCCAAAATTAATTTGATATAGTTTACCAATAGGAAACTTTTGTTTTAGCTCTTTATTTGCCATTGATGTATTCACTCTTACGATAATAATTGGATTTTTTATCGTTCAACTAATTCCATATCACCTGGACAAATCGCATATACCAAAAATAATTTTCCATCGCTCGCCAATACTGTGGCTTCTGTTTGACAAATTTCTTCTGGGTCATGTGAAGAAGCATAATATACACTGGTTTCAATTAACATGAACAGTTCGTTTGTGAATTGCCAAGCCTTCAAACTGTGAATGTCATAGAACAAATGATTGGATTTTACTTTGTATATTTTACCTACAACGAAAAGATCCCGATAATCACCATTCTTCATGCGATCACTCCACCACCCATTACTACATCATCCTGATAAAAAACACAACTTTGTCCTGCTGCTACTCCAAATACATCATTGGCCAATGTAACTTCTACCGCATCACCTTCACCAAGACTCCTAATCGCCTCTACAGTGACAGGAGCAGAGTGATACCTCAGAACGGCTGTGATCCCAGTTGTATCGCCCTTAAAGTCAATCCTGTGGTTATTGAGACGCAGTGTGCGAGCACTGGCTTGTTCCCGTGTTCCTACAACCACACGGTTGCTAGCTGGAAGCACGTTAAGAACATATCGAGGAGTACCGGTTCCTCCAATACTTGCACGCTGACCTGTGACAAAACGTGCATAACCGTTATGCCGACCAATGACCGTTCCAGTTGAATCAATGAACTCCCCTGGATTACTTTCTGTGTTAATACCATGCTTTGCAAGAAATGCCTCCTTTGTTCCACCCTCCAGAAAACACAAATCCGTAGAATCCTTCTTATCAGCTACATGCAGCCCAAACTCACGAGCTAGAGCACGAGTGTCATCCTTGCTCGTAAATTCTCCAAGAGGAAACATAATCCGATCAACAAGATGTGTAGGAGTCTCCCAAAGAAAATAACTTTGATCCTTTGCAGCATTAACCGCCTTGGCAATCTTGCCATCCTTAACACGAGCATAATGCCCAGTTGCAACATAATCACAACCAAAATGGTTTGCAACTGCAACAAGCACTGGAATCTTCACAGTGCTATTACAAGATACACAAGGATTATATGCAATCCCATCACGAGCACCCTGAACGTATTTGTCAATGATATTCTTCTTAAAATGCTGCTTCCAGTTTGTAACAAGGTATTCAATACCCATCTTGTCACAAACCATCTTGGCATCACGAATATCCTTGAATGTGCAGCAACCCTCCGATTCTTCTGAGGTAGCCTCAAGAAGCTTTAGGGTATAGCCATATACTTCATGCCCTTGCTGCTTCAGCAAAGCAATAGTAACTGCGCTATCAATTCCACCGCTTAGCCCAACTAGTACCTTTGACATGGACAAAGGATAACAGGCTAAGCGGGATGTGTCAATGTGATTGTTGTTTTTAATTAACGGATTGGATGGAGTTTGCGGATTAGTTTTGCGGCAATTTCATGAATTCGACAATATACATATTGTCTCCAGACTACTTCAGACATTCCAGAAATATTGACTTGGTCTGAGATTTTAATATCACCATTGGTCAAGAGTAGAAAATAATTTCCTGATCCTCTATATTCAATCTCTAAAGTGCCACCATACGTTTCAATATATTTTCTGGATATCTCTTTGGCAATCCCTAGAAAAATACTATGCTCGATTGTAATCATCTACTTTTACCTCACCAACCACATAGCTTGCTGGAACAAATACAGATACTTTTACCGGAGAACCTAAAAGTTCTCCATAAAGACCCTCTTTGTATTTTGACCACATTACACAACGTACTTTTGTTTGATTGGTTAGGAGATAGATTTTACCAGTGTCAGTTTCTACTTGTACTTTTTTATTTGGTGTTTTCTTATTAGTTGTCGTCATTAGCATTTCCTTTAGCATGTTCATCACAAGAAGTATAAAACCACCCTCTGTGTGATCTAATTTTAGATGTCTCTATTTTACCACAAACCTCACAGGTTTCTCCAGAGATTCTTTCTGCTTCGTCAACCATTTTAACTACTTCGTCATCACCGCCTTCAAAATATGCACGCAATGTGCCAAATTTTTCTTTTATTTGAACGAAGTAAGCTGGGACATAGTCACTCTTGACTATCTTTTCATAACCAACAATACCATCGAATAAATTCCGTAACAATTTTTCCCATCCAGAATTGTGTTCAAAATACGCAATTCTTTTTAATAGTTTAGGATAATCTTGTTTAAGTTTTTCTTGCCATTTAAAGGCATCTTCATTATTTGACATTAGAGTCTCCTTAAAATTCTTTGGTAAGTAGCAGCTTCTCTTGTGCTATAAGGGTCAGGAACACATCTTCCTGTGTGGTACATACCAAATGCTCTATCCATTCTCCTGCTACATCTCAAGGCTCTTTGTAACCCTCTCAGTGATGCTGCTGCACAATCTTGTAAACTATTTCTACAAAGTCTTGGACAACATGACATTCCAAAAGGAATAACACCACCACGGGTACGAAACCCTGTTTCATAATAGCTAACGGTTAACATCATTGCTGCATCTTCTCTGGTTTGAGCAGTTGCAGTAATTTGATGCGCCATTATTTCTGCTTGGTCTTGGGGCAAATATCTCGATAATGAGATTATAATGACCAAAACTGCTTGATATAAGAAATCCATTTTTCCTCCATTGTGTTTTTCAACACGGGTTGAGCCGTATAAGTAGGGTTACTCCTCTGTAAAACCATCTTACTTTTGGGTACACTATCCTACATCAACAGAGAAAAAATAGATTGAGTTTAAAAAGGAGATATAAATGCGATTGATTAAATCAACAGCCGGGTTCAGCATCCATTGATGGCGCTGCATCTTGGTGTGGTACTTGGGCATCAGTACATCGAACAACAGAGTCAGGAGCAGCACCTACAGCCGCATCTGAGGAAGGAGGAACATCAGATGCATCTACTGCTACATCAGCAGTAGCATCGACAGAAACAGGCGCTGTGCATGATTCACAGCCGCTAAATGTTAGAGCGGCAATAACTAGAAAAATCATTGTTGAGAAACGTGACATGTTTGTAATACCTTTCATATGGTTGAGATTCTACAGCTTAACAAAATAGTAGTCAAGTGTTTATTAACCATGCTATATTTATTGGTTACACATGAAAACATTAAATGAAGAAGATAAACCTGCTCTAGATGATAAAGCTATAAGCCAAATAGTTGTAGACACTTTGGTTAGCGCTACCAAAAAAAGCGATACAAAAAATAGACTGGAAGATGCATTAAAAACTACACCAGTCTCCCCAAAGAAAATAGCAGATGCTCTGGCACCATCAAAAATAACTGGTAGCCAAAGTACCACTACTTCTAAAAGTACAAAAGGAACCACTGGCTCAAAACCAACCGGTAGCAAATCTATCAGTGACAATAATGATTCAAATCAAACTAATTCAACCGTCAGTGAAACTATATATAACAAAGGAAAAAATATGAATAGCACAAAATTAAAACTTATGATTCATGAAGAAGTTAAGAAATCCTATGGACATTTATCCATAAAAGAGCAACGGCTACTTGAAGAAGGTGTTTTTGATAGCGTGAAAAATGCTATTACCGGCACTGTAAGCAGTGCTGCAACTAAAGTAAAAGGTAAACTAGCAAAAATTCCAGGATTAGAATCTCTTTTGGCATCCGTTAAAGGAAAAACTAGCATAGGAGATTTATTAGTGACTATAGCAACTGCTCTTGGTGGACCAAAAGAAGATGCCGCAAAAGCACTAAGAAATGCAGCTGTTTTAGCCGATAAAGAAAAAGCCGAAGAAGCTAAAAATGCACCACCACCTGGAGCAGCATCTGGAGCAGCACCTGGGGCAGCACCTGGGGCAGCACCTGGGGCACCACTAAAAGAATTTGTTTCTTATTTGTTCGAAGGAACAGAACGCTGAAATTATCGCTTCTTGCGATAAACAGGGAGAAGCCATTGAAAAACATGGCTTGTAATCAAAGCCTTCAATTGACCATTACCTACCATCTCAATCTCATAAAGATCTTCTTCAACCTTACGAACAAATTGAAACTTTGATCCAACTGGAATTCTAGTAATTGGATTACTTGTTCCAATTGATGGCATGCAAGGAATGTAGTTACCTTGCGATTCAGTCATGACAACTGAATATTCACGATAAAACCTTGGCTCTTTGATCAACATACAGTTAGTATGTCAAATATTCAAACAAAGGTCAAGTCTTGGGTTGAGATTCTAATTTTTTTACTAATCGATTTAAACGGCTGCAAGTTTGAGAAATTATATGACGCATTGCACTTCCAACAGTATATGCTGATTTAAGCGCCTGTAGATGTTGAATTGTATTTTTTAACAAACCAATATGTTTGGTAGAATCAATTGATACGTTTTTTTCTTTATAAAGAAAATCTGGCTTGCGAATCATATGATACTTCCACTTCTTGCTTTCTGCAAGAATGGATTCCGCTATGATTTGCTTTAATGAATCTTCCGGTTTCATTTTATATCATGCCGCAGCTGGTGGAGCAGCTGGTGGGGCAGCTGGCGGGGCAGCAGCTTCTGGTGCAGGAGGTGCTTCTGGTGCTGGTGGGGCAGCTGCCTCTGGAGTAGCAGTTTTATCTGAAACGTTCTGGACAATTTTACCAATGTTCCAAAGCAGAGTATCTAGTTTTTGTTTTTGATCATCTTCCATGGCTTTATAAAGTGTTGTTAATTGACCAAATACTTCTGGATCATCGAAAGATTTACCAGCACGAATAACATTGAATCTTTCAATCATGTTTTCAATAGTCAGTGGATCACCACCTTTGCCTCTTGGTACGCCTGGACCACCATCTGGGGCTAGTGCTGGTGTAGCTGGGGCGGGAGGGGCAAGCTCTACTTCTTCTTGTTCTTTTAGAATTTTAGCCACATTAAAAAGAGACAAGGCAATTAAATTTTTTCTCATTAGATATTCTCCAGTATTAAATATTCGTTACAAATAAAAGATCAACATTACACATAACTGCATTCATATCTTTTGCAGAAATATTAAGTGTTTTTGCCTTGCCTTCAAATATTACATATTTTCTATTGGACATTCTAACTTCTAATTTAGTTAGAATGTTTTCTTTTTCGTTGAGAAACAAAAGGAAATCCGTAATCAAAATATATCCAGCAAGCTTAATTTTATCTTTATAGCTACGATAAGATTTTACCTGAATAGGGAAAGTAACTTCTTGCTCATTGTTAAAAAAGAACAATAAATTGATTGGATCAATGATTTCTTTCTTAGAAATATCTTGATTAACAAAACCATCATTTTGTTCTTCCATGTCAATTTCTGATGCCTCATCGCTAACAATAAATCGTTCCCCTGCTGCATTAACAATCACTTTAGACATTCTTACTCTCCTTAAATATTTTCAAAATTTTTTCGTATAAATCATTAATCAAAACTTTTTCTTTAGAAAAAAGCTTTACCGAAATACCCTCATCAACAGAATCGATCTCTAGCAATATCATTCTATTATGTTTTAAATGCAATATCTCAAATATTATTTCTTGTTTTTGATTTTCATCAACGACATTTAAATTAAACTCAATAGAACATTCAGATATTTTATATATCTTTGGTTCTTCGTTTTCTTCAAAAGAATTTTTATGAAAAAATTTTGATATGATATCAAACATATAATAATAGGAAGCCAGTGTTGTTTTATGGCTTCCTATTTTTTAGATTAAGCTTTGGCTTTACGTGCTGCAACAGCAGCAGCAGTAGAACCAGCTGGACGACCCCGAAGTGCAATTGATTTCAATTCTTTACGAATTTCTCTTACTTCTGGGTTTTGATCAATAAAATCTCCAAGAGAGTTAAAGTTTGTGCGTTTATCCATCTCTGCTTTAAATCCTTCATAAAGCTCACTAATGATCTCATCAATATAACGATCTGAATCTTCTGGATTATTTGCCGTGTGAATAATCATATCCAGCACATCCTGACCTTCTCCAGCCATACGTGTAATCACATCATTGAAAACATCAATCTCTTGACTACCAAGGCTTTTTACACCTTGTTTACGGAGCTCATCAGCAAAATCTGCAATACCTTCTGCAAATGCTTTTTGATGGTTTTGCTCGTCATCTTCACCAACTCCCTTAAATGCTTTTACCATCGAATCGGAAAACATTGATGAATATTTGTCAACAGAACTATTAACAATTTTATTTAGACGGGTAAGCATATCCTTTGCATCCATCTTTGCATCTTGATCTGCATTTGGATTTTTAAGGAAATCACTTAGAAGTGCAAGCATACCTTCATCACCAGAAACATGCTTAAGAGCACTCTCAATACGATTTAGAACTGATTGCTTGGTGGTTGTTTCAGTTGGATCAGCCGCAAGCAAATCTGCAATCGTTGTCTTGGCCTCTTCTGCACCTTTAACAGTGTCATAAGTACGAGCACCTTCTCCTGGCTCTTCGCCCTCTGATTTATCAGCCATGGCAGCTTGTAGCTGGCCATAATCAATGTGTGTGCCACCAAACTCCTTGGCATCCTTATAAGCCTTAACCATTTTAAATAATGGATCAGCATCCTTAGAGAAATTTGAATTAGCAAAAATCCAGCGGTTAAGATTTAGTTGCTCAACAAAATCATCTGGGCTTTTTGAATCTTCATAAAGATCCATGACTTTCTTCATGTCTTCTTGGTCAAGCTTGAGACTTGACGATGGAGAAACAATGTAGGTTTTTAGAAACCAGCGGATAAAATCATTTTTAGATGGTTTCTTGGAAATTTCTTGTGTCTTTGTTCCAGACTCAAACCCATCCCATACCGCATTGTAATTCGAAGAACGATAAACTTTCTCGTCTTTCTTTTCTTCTTCGGCTTCTGCTAGCAAACGAGATACGAATTCATTGCGGACCATTGTGCGAATTTTTTCACGAAGTTGTGCCATTGTATTTATTCCTTTGTAAAAGTCTTTGTGTTAATTATGTTTCCAGGAAACTTTGTCCATCAAACCCATTCGTGGATCTTGAGATTGTCATCAGTCATGACACGATCATCTTCATGATTAAATCCTCTGCCGTCCATCAAAATATACATCCATGCATCCTCTTCAAAAGCTTTAAGCTTTACAAGCTCACGCCTATAAAAACTACCATTGCTCTCTAGCCGATCCAATGTGTTCAATGTCTTATCATCAATACGATATAATTCCCCAGAAATATGAAATCCATCCTTAGAATGGATTACTCCAGGAAAACTACACAATGAAATCATTTTAAAATCTGCGGAACTTGTCATGTCAGAACCACAGTATTCACTGGATTGAAGCAGCCTATTGTTACCATAGCCATTTTTAAGACTGCCATATACAAATACGTTATGCATTATGTCCCTCTGTTCTCAGTTAGATTACAGAGGAACTGTAACACGAATGCATAACCACCGTCAATAGTTCAGCTTAACCAGCTTTTCTTTTCTTTTTCGCCCTCAAGCCAATGCTGCAAACAACGTGGTTCATATGTTTCTTTGCCACCAATCAATACTTGATCCGTGCTGGATGCTGATAACTTCCTAAATGTTCGTGTGGCATCTTCGCCGCATACAGAACAAATTCCTGAAAGCTTATAAACAACATCGGCAATCGAAAGAAGATAAGGCATAGAACCAAATGGAATACCATTACTATCCAAATCTAATCCTACAGCAACAACATCAATACCCTTTTCCAAATATGTTAATATTGAATTATTACAAAGATTAGTAAAGAATTGTGCCTCATCAATCAGCACAATATCAATACCCTCTAAATCTTCATTGGAAAGAACATCATTTACATCCAGCAAACGAACACTATGACCTGTTAGCTTTTTAAGCGATGTTCCATCGTGAGACACAATATCATCAATACTATATCGTTTATCAATGGTAGGCTTTACAACTATTGCTTTTTTATTCTCTTCAAGAGAAGTTTCTAATTCAGCAATTAAACTAGTCGTTTTTCCGCAAAACATCGGTGCAGCATATACAGTAAGCGTCCCTGTTTTTTTATTATTAATCATGAATTATATGTAAACTCCAAAATTAAGTCTGGTCCTTTGTCATATCTTACCACTGTTACATCACGATATTCAACAGATTTCATAAGAGTTCCAGATAAATCATACTGTCTAACAATAAGACTCGTAAACCTAGTACCAATAACAGCAGATGTTAATGGATTATAAGCAACAAGAGGTCTTGTTAAACATAAAGAAACTTGACGAGAATCTGTTCCAATGAATTTAGAACGAGAACTGTCAAACTGATATAACTCACTGCTGTTCGGTAAACCTACCGTAAAAGTATAATAATGATCTTTCATAGCATACTATATTACAAAGATCATTCAACTATGTTTACAGGCATAGTCCATCCTTTATAAGATTTAATCTTACCACTTGAAAGATTGATCATGCTTTGTTTTCTTAATCCATTCACTTTACAGAATTGACTAATATTCTTAAAAGTAACCTTATGGCCTTCTGGATTTATCATTGTATATGATTTGGCTATGCTGTCATATCTTGCTGCTTTTCTTTCAAATATCATTTCTTTTGTAATTCCATAAGCAGTCCAGCCCTTATAGTACCATTGAGTTCCTTTTGCTAAATTATATAACTGTGTACGCTCCATGTTATTCTCTCTAGAGAAATTTTCTAAATTATTAAACTCTACTACATTCCCTATAGGAGATAGTATTTTATACACTTTGCCGCTATGTGGTTTATCAACAAATATACGATTCTTTACCACCCATGATCCACAACTCTTTCTGACACCTGATAAAAGTTTAGATATATGAGATTGATTAACCACATGTTTCTTGGCAAAAACTGAAGGATTAAAAACTTCTTCTTCAATTCCATTCTTTCTATTTACTATAATTCTACTAGAGAATTCCATATCAGCCATTCGCCATTGCCTATAATCCAGTACTTCTTTGGTTACTAGTTTTTTAATCTCATTGTGATCTAAATTATATTTGCCGCAAAACCTTATCATATCCTCTACAACATATTCTTTGCCGTCTGGACCAATAAACCAATCACGGTCTTCTCTATATTTTTTTTTATTAAACTTCTGGCTTGCAGGAATAACAGCAATCTGATAGTGATTGTATCTCTGCTCATTGCCATATTCAGCAAATAGTTTGTTTAGATAATACTGTTCCCTTTCCATCCTAGAGACTTTATTGCATGAGCAGAAAACCCACAGGCTCGTCCTGTGGGATGAATGCGAATAATTTAGAAAAATAAAACTTATGTTATATTTATCATCAAGCATAAAGTAATGGCACTACAAAACAAAACATATCAATACAGAATCTATCCAAATTCAGAACAACAGCAGTTGTTCTCGAAAATGTTTGGATGCTCTCGTTTTGTTTGGAATTTCTTTCTTAACAAAGAAAAAGAACATTTTCTAAAAAATAAAGAAAAAATCGAAGAAGAAAGAACAAAAAACTATCTTTCTTACTATGACAATGCAAAAGCTTTAACTCTTTTAAAACAAGAACCAGAAACCAAGTTTCTGAAAGATGCAAACTCGCAAAGTTTGCAAACAACACTTAAAAATTTAGAGATTGCCTATAAAAGATTCTTCAAAAAGCAAAGTGGGTTTCCAAATTTCAAAAAGAAATTTGGAAAACAATCTATTTGCATTCCACAAAGCCTTTCAATCGAAAATGGAATGCTCCATATTCCAAAGTTTAAAACCGGAATCCAAATCAAACAACACAGACCAATCAAAGGCAGAATAACAACTTCAACCATTACCAAAACACCAACCAACAAGTATTTTGTTTCTATTTCCGTGGAAGAAACTATTCATAACTTACCAAAAATAAACAATGCTGTTGGGGTTGATCTTGGAATCAAGAGTTTTGCTTTTTTGTCTAACGGAGAAGAGATATCGAATCCAAAATATCTTGTTAAGTATTCAAACCAACTAAAGAAACAGCAGCAGCAGCTTTCAAGTAAATTGAAAGGTTCAAATAGAAGAAACAAACAAAAGCTAAAAGTAGCAAAAATTCACGAAAGAGTTACCAATCTCCGAAAAGATTTTCAACATAAACTTTCTTTGAAATTAGTTCACGAAAACCAAGTGATTTGTATAGAAGATTTAAGTGTTAAAAACATGTTGAAAAACCACAACTTATCAAAAGCTATTCAAGATAGTTCTTGGAGTAGTTTTGTTAATTTGTTAGAATACAAGTGTAAATGGTACGGAAGAACATTAATCAAAGTTGATAGATTTTTTCCAAGTTCTAAAACTTGTTCGGACTGTGGCTACATCAATCAAAATCTAAAACTCAAAGATAGAGAATGGGTTTGTAAAGGTTGTGGAGTAGTCCATCAGAGGGATTGGAATGCATCAAAAAATATTCTTAAACAAGGATTAAACCTTGTTGATAGATCGTTCGGAACGAACGATTACGGGCATGGAGGAAACGTAAAACCAAGTGCAAACTTGGAAATTTCCGATGAAGTGCTTAAAGTTCTAGAGACAAACTCTTTAGAAGCTCACAGGCTTGTCCTGTGAGTAGTTCACTACCTGGAACTACTTCCACAATATCAAATACAAAATTACATTCTCCAGATTTGTTATAATCATTTTGCATAAATCTATTATGATGTTTGTTTTTACGCAATGCTCTTAAATGCGCCATCCATCTGTCTTCAAACCAGTGTGTAGAACCAATATACATTCTACCGTTAAGTTTATTGACAATAGAATATATGCCAGCATGTTTGGAATTACCGCTATATCTTAATTCTGCCGTTATAACAACTTTGTTCCAAGACATATCATAATCTCCAAAAAACAAGACCCCCGATAGTTTCCTTCGGAGGTCTTATTAATATTCAATCTATTCTATCATGTAAAACGTTGAGATTTTCCGTTTTGTCCAAAATGTTTTGTCTTACCTGTCATAGCCCTTAAATCAGGACTATTGTGATGTGCTGCTTTACTTGGCGTATCAGACTTGCCTTCTACAGCACGTTTGATCTCATCATTTATTCTTTTTATTAACCATCGCTTGTAAACAACTGGGAAATGATAATATGTTTCCCAGTCCATACCAGCATAATATGTTAATATAAAAAATGGTTCAAGCAGTACATCTTCCTTATGTTCACTTGTTAGGCCAAAAGAATTCCGCACCTAGTGGTACGTTCATCACCTCCTGATGGCCGCAACCATTACAAACGAACTCGGAGGTCATATCAATACCGGGTTCATTATCTGTAAGAATTTTACGTAATGTTAGTGAATCCTTGGCAGGCATATATTGACAGAACTGGTTAATGAAGCTTCTATCGGTAGATCCATCAATAGCAATGATAGAAAACATAAGTTTGGTGGTGACAAGGTTTTCTTGCACGATACCTTTCTTACGTTTTGCTTCCATGTCTTGAAGCATTCTTTCTTCTTCTTTTCCGGTAAGGAATTTAAAGATTACTGTCTTCTTTGATACAGGAAGATCGACTTCAAAAGCATTGTGACCAGGAGCAGCTTGTTTTAGCTTCTGGAGATCAAGTTCTTTAATAGGAAGGCTTTGGAGATCCAGGGAGAAGTCCTGCTGAGTATCGCAAGAAGGGCAAGTTACCTTGGGTGCATATTCAGCACCGTACCCAGTAATACGAACTGCAACCATGAGAGCATTGCGATCCCCAGAAATCAATGAGTTGACATCAATGCTTTTATCAAGTACACATGACTTGAGAAGCTCTGTAATAACAGTACCTTTACGAACCAAGGTACGATTCATTAGAATATCTTCTTCTTTTGCAGTCATTGATTTGATATCGATGTTTTCTGCTAGATGAAGTGGACCATCTGAATAAACCAAACCACGTGATGGAAGTGGTACAGATGCAACTGGTAGTTCGAAACCTAAATCTTTACGTGCTGTTTGTGAAGCCGTTTGTAAAGGAATTCCACCAGGGCCAACCATTGGACCACCTTCAAGTGCTGATCTTGTTGCAAAGATGCTATTCTTAAGTTCTCTGCTTTCGTCGTCTGTCATAGCCATAATATAATATCTCCAGTATCTTTAGATGTACTTCTACATAGTGTACATGAATAATATATTATTGTTTATTAATTCTTAGAGGGGAAAATGGAGAAAATTAAATTTCAGACTTGACTGCATCACTAACTGGCATTGGCTCAGTTGATGGTTTTTTATCTTTTTTGCCGTGATTTTCTTCTTTTTTAGCATTTGGAAGATTTTTTAGTACGTTTGCGGCATGGACCACTGCTTCAATTACTTTGGAATGCATATCAGCCATTGTTTGGCTATAGATTTGTTGATGATCATCATCCATTTCATCTGGATTCAATAAGTCGAGAGCATCAACCATGTTTTCTTCAAACTTCATTGCTGCTTGTTGTGCTTCAATGGTCAATGAACGAATAGCTTGAAATTTAACGCCTTCTTTTAAAAGAAGGATTTTCTTTTCCACCATAAGTGAAACAAGCTTCTTTAATTTTTCTTCTGTTAACATCATATTGACCCTTATTCTTTTCCTGTGTATTTTAGATATCCATGAACGGAGTCAATCATGCTTGCAGCAACTGCAATTTTTTCTTGGACCCATTCTTCATTATCAGATACTTGATCGGCCATATCACGAAGCTCTGCCGATTTATGAGCGATCTTAGCAAGATTGCTGAGAATCATAGATTTTTCCCCTTGATCATCGTGATCATGGTCTGTATGATCATGACCAAAAGCATCGTGATCATCATGAGCTAGCCCTGGGAATAATCCTGATGATATTGTTGGTTCGTCTAGCTTAACAATCTTGATTGAAGATGGTTCCATATCCAGACCCATTTCTTTCATTGTTTCACAAGCACATTCTTTGATTAGTTTTTTTAATTGACCCATTGTTATATTCATATTACTCATCTCCTGTTTGATTATATAATCTCTTGTAATGTAAATATTCTTTTATAGACTTTTGCAACTTAGATTCTTTAACAATTGCTGGAATTGCATTAACTTGTACAGGTGCAGTTGTTTTTGATGTCCCTGGTTTATTTATTTTTGTATATATTTTTGGGTAAAATTGTTTCATAACATTATTGATATCATCTTTTTTATTTTCTAATTCTTTATCAGATATCATCTTTGAATAAAAATCTTGAACCTTTTTGTCATCTTTTGTATCTTGGAAAGCGTTTTGAAAACTTTGTTTAACACCCACATAATTTTTTGATTTTTGTATTGCAGTCTTCAATGCTAGAAAATCTTTGTCTTCTTCCTGTGGTGCTCCTGTCGCTCCTGGAGCGGCTGGAACTGCTGGGACAGCTCCTGGTGCAGCTGGTGCTGGTGGGGCTCCTGCAACGGCCCCTGGTGCAGCTGGCGGTGCAGCTGGCGGTGCAGCGTTCGGATCTTGTTCCAGTAATATAGAAACATCACCCAAACTCTCAGAAATGACTTTATCTATTTCTTCATTGATAATTTTTAATATTTTGTTCATGATTTTGATTAATAAATATTCCAACAGTGGAACATAACCAATAGAAGAAGGACGAAAGAATGAATTTATTATTTTCCTAGAAATCTTAATAATTTATGTTTTCGTGCAACAAGTTCTCTGAGGCCGGGATGTTTGATTTCTATTTCAAGAAGTTCTGAAAGCGTTACCCACTTGTAATCTACATTTTCCCAGTTTAATTTAGGTTTAAATTCATGATCCAGTTTGGCAAGATAAGTGTAATACTTGAATATTACATTTATTTTTTTAATTTCATTATAGTTTATTTTTCTGAAGGTATACAGTGGTTTAAGATCAAGATCATCATCAAATTCTATTTCTTCTCTTGTTTCTCTAACAGCACCTTCTTCAGCAGATTCTCCAGGCTCTACTTTTCCTCCAACAGTGCTCCAAGTGTTTCCTTTATGAACTTTTGGATTTCTTAAAAGAATAAGGAATCTTTTGGTATCTTTGGCAAAGAATAATATACCGGCACCAATTTTCTTCTCCGTTTTGTTTTCAAATAATAATTTTTGCAGTTCTAACATTTTTCTTTTACTTTATGACGACTTCAGCGATAAATGCTAGGAATCGTTCTTGCAATTTCTTTATAAACGTCATCTTGCAAAAAAGATTCATTCTTAAGATGTTTTTTTATAGCACTTGGAAAAGGCCATGTAAAATAGTATAAGCTAGTTGAAAGCTGTTTTGTAATCCATTCGTATATTGGTTCCATTTGTTCGTCATTTAGCTTGTCTTCTTTACGAGCAAACAGTATACTTGTTCTGTATGCTCTTAATTCAAACCAATACCGGAATGGAGCCGGTATTGGTGCAAGGCACAACAAGAACATTAAGCACCACAAGAAACTCAATGATAGAGGCGCTAGGAAGCTCAATAGAGCCAGCGAAGCTAGGGATTGTGGGAACAGATATAGGAACTTGAAGAGTAGATTGGTGAGGCGTTTAGAGTCCATGATGTGAATAGATTCATGTGCCAATACACGAATAAGATTTTTTATATCTGCATTTTTTAATAGATCATCTGGAACATATACCGTTTGGCCAATGGTTGTATAATATCTTTCCATGAATTGCGGGCTAATCTTTGTAATTGAAAATAGCCATCCTATTGCATGCATTAGCTTTGAAGAGTTTTTTGGTTCTACATACATGTTATATTGAGTTTTATTATAAAACTTAATTAAAAAATCTTTTACTTCTTTTGGCAACTCTGTTGATGTGGTGCTCATATATTTTTCTTTCTAGAAATAAATAGAACCACTTGACAACTTTTATCCCGTGTTTACAATTTCAAACACGCCGAGAAATTAATCCGGCAATAAAATAAAAGGAAATAAATTATGTCAACAGTACACATGCCATCAGAAGATTATTTTTTCGCAAAATCATTATTGAATGATCGGTTTGGTTACGATCCAGGTCGTAATTCAAAATATCGAAAATATCGAAATGATGAACTTCTTAAACTTTCAACCGAAGAATTTAATTCGGTAGGTAGTATCACTGCTATGCCAGATGGAACCGTTAAAATTGAAGAAGAAGTTCCAGGCTTTAGTAAAGAAGATGTAACAGTCCTTCTTAAAGAAGGTCGCCTATCAGTAACATTGAAACGTGAAGGCCGTAAAGAAAAACGATTTACATATCATGTATCCAGTAAAGTAGACTCTACTAAAATTACCGCATCTTGTAAAGATGGAATTCTTACATTGCTACTACCACCGGTTACAAAAAAGCAAGTAGAACCACTAACAATCGCTGTTAGCTGAATTTGATATTATAGCATTTATTTAAATAATTTTAATTGGATTACCAACTCTAAATGGAATAAATGCTATAAGCTTTCTTTCGCCTTCTCCATAACTTTTTTCTGGACTTCCGGCAGTAACCCGCAATTCTGCTCCATTCATATATCTCAATAATCCTACAGGTAGCTTTAATCGATCAGTAATAGTATGAGAAATATTTAATTCTTTAAGCTCTTCACTGCTCTTGTGGAGAAAAATATTCAACATTTTTTGAGATTTTTCTTGAAGCGTCAAAGCGATTTGTTTTAAATATTTAGTTAGGAATATTCCTATAGTTCCATCTTGTTGACCTACGATATACAAAACTGATTCACCTTTCATATCCCTTCCAGTAATATCACGATCAAAATCCTTTTTAAGTTCAAAAACAATATCATTTCCAGATTGAGTTCTCTTTTTTATTTGTATTGATGTTCTGTTAGGGAATTGGCTTTTAAGTTCTGGATCTTTAAAGGTTATAAATCCATCTATTTTTTGATACATATCTTCTTGAATGGTTGGAACTTCTATATCACCCAATGGAATAAGTTTTTTAATCAAATTCGATTCGAGTACTTTTCCAAGCATTACCCTGGTTTCTTCATCCATATTTTTTAATAAGTCTGTATTATCACTACCAACACGAATTATACCATGCTTTTCTGGTGGTGCAAGCATTTCTTGAGGCGGCAATATTCTTGATGTCAATTTTCTGGGTGGAGTAGGTCTTGGTGCTGGCTTATATACTCTTGGCGAGTATTCAGATAAAAAGAAATCATTACCCCTGGTGTTTTTAAAAATCATACTATATCCCTTGCTATGATTAATAAGTATGATTGTTATTTATATTGAAGTCGCTTCTTTAGTTCTCTTTTCCCATCCCGATTTAATTCACATGTTCGATCAATAATCGTCATTCCAACTAAATGATCTATTTCATGCAAATAAATGCGGGCATCCATATCAGTTAAAATCTTCTCTACTGGTAAAAATTGTCCATCCACGATGTCTAGCCAAGTAGCTTTAATTTTTTTTGTACGCTTAACTAATAGCTCAACTCTTGGAACAGATAAACATCCTTCCTTCTCTGCTGGACCTTCTTCACCAATAGCTTTATATTTTGGATTAAAATAAACATGATACTTCTCATGGTCTTCATTATCCCTAATAATAAAAAAGCTTTTCTGGATTCCAATCTGATTTGCGGCAATTCCAATTCCATCATAAGCCAAACAAGCTTTTAATGCCTGCCTGCACTCATTATAAAGCTCTTCATTAATTTCCACAACAGGATTTGTTGGTTTAATTTTATGAGCATATACAATACAGTTAAGAATAATTTTATCTGTATATGCTTCTTTGATATGTAATAACATTTTTTCCTCTATGATAATAATACAAAAAAAGAAGGGCAGTGTTTAGCTGCCCTTCTTCAGTAACTGATCAACAATATTTTGGCTAATAAGATATATTATAATTCAAACTACGTATGTAACAATAAGTATTGTCGTATAATCAAAAAACTATTCAAACACGCTTAACTGCTTTCTCAGCCCCCATTTTTGCTACGAGGTCTCCTGGTCGAGTATTTGTAGCATCACCATTTTCTGTAATAACCCAGAGAACCTTTGTACCCACAATTGCTCCCATTTTAGGGGCATAACCATCAGTAAAGATGATTACTGCGGAATACTTGCCACGATGCTTGGGATTATTCAAGTACCGCTGAACACAATCAAAATCAGTGCCACCATTCCGAGTACGCTTCCACTTGAAATTGTTCATGTTCTTGACTGAATAAAATGATGACTCATCAATTTCAGTATCGAAATTTACAACATCAATTTGTGATTCACGGCTGCAAGCATAGGCTTCTGCCAAACCACGCTGGACATCCTCATTACTAACAGAACCCGATTGATCAATTGCCCAAAGAACATTCGCAATAGTGGTTCGCTTAACTCCCGGAAAAAGATAAGGCATACGCTTGTTAATGCGCTTTACCGTGGAGTAACGATCCATTGATCGTGCCCGCCCAATAAACATCCGAAGAATTGCCTTCCAATCAAGCTCATTCTTTAGAAGACGCTCAATCTCCGATGAAATCTCCGATGGAATAGAACCCCATGATGCATTGCGTTGAGCATTCTTAACACCCTTCTCAATTAGTTCACGGACCTTCTCCCGCATAATGTCACGGAATTCGTCAGGAGCTTCGCCCCAATTACCATGACCATCAAGAGTCTCACCGTTCTCATTACCAATCTCTAGGACATATTCGCCCTCACCATTGGTCTTTGAATTATCCTTGGCATACTGCTCAAGACGTGCCATATACCAATCCGAAGATTCAAGCTTTGGAAAGCTCTTAATAAGCTCTGCAAGCTTGGGATCATCAGTCTTAGGAGCACGCCCCGGCATCAGACAAAACTCTGGCAGCTTGTCTTCGCCAATAATACTGTTAATAGCAAGGTCTGTCGCCACATTCCATAGACGAGAACGCTTACGATCAGCAACAGCACGTTCTGAGATATGCATGAATGCTACATGAAATAGCTCGTGCATCAGAACGCCTTGACGCTGCTTCTTCGACATTCCACGCATGAAGTCAGGGTTAAAACCCATCTTGATGTTTGCGTTCTTGTCACACATTACATATGCGGTATCCACCTTCCAGTCTGCAATTTTTGGAATATACATGCTCATGCCACCGAGAAATGGCTCTGCTTGCATAAGCTCAATAAAATCAGCACCAAACTGATACTCAGCAGGATCAACTGCCGGATCTGGCTCATGCCGAACATTAAGCTCTGTAACCTTGTTTGTCGTGTCGTTGTTTTCGCTCATGTATGCACTCTACATGATCCTAGTAGAGAAGTCAAAAACTATCTTTGATCAATAACTTCTTGCTTTTGTTTTCTGGGAATGATAGGATCGCAATATATGCCACAAAATACAAAACTAGATAAAGATAAATGCGACTGCTGCAATAAAGTAAAAAATGGATCAATGATTTATATTGGGGGAGAACCCATGGAATTTTTTTGCTGTGATTGCAACCCTGCTATGTACAAACGCACATATAAGGAACACTTCGAAGAATTGGCCGAACAACAGGAACAACAGAATGAAGTGAGATGGGGAAAGAATGGATTGACTCTCTCACGGTGATCTGATAGATTCGGTTTGTAAGCAAGAAACACTAACGAAAACAAAAGAAAGAAAAGGAAAACAATATGTCTCTCGCAGCACTTAGCCTCGATATCAAGTCCACAAAGCGCCTGTTCACTCGTTTCTCGCCAAATCGTGCGACCATGCTTCGTGGTCGGCATGGTATCGGCAAGTCGCAGGTGGTCTATCAGATTGCCGGTGAGTATCGCTCAGACTTCTATAAGGAACATGGTAACTGCGAGCGTGTAAGCGCAGCCTTTGCCAAGGAATCCGGTGTTCGTAAGATGATCGAATCCTTCTGGAAGAAGAACGGTACTGATCCAAAGTATGATGGTTGTGACCGCAATGTCTGGCACTATGACATGGGCGTCCCTGTTATTGAGCGTCGCCTTTCTCAGATGACTGAGGGTGATATTACCGGCATCCCTTTCGAGGGTAATCGTGGTGGCACGGTTTTCCGTGCGGTTGAGTGGCTTCTTGGTACTTGTGAGTTTCCTTCGGTGCTCTTCCTTGATGAGCTTAACCGTGCGATCAAGGGTGTCGAGCAAGCCACGTTCCAGCTTGCCGATAGCAAGGCTTTTGATGGCAACCTGCTTCATGCAGAAACACGGGTGATGGTTGCGGTGAACATTGGTGACCAGTACGATGTTACACCAATGGACCCAGCGGCAATTAGCCGATATGCAGTGGTTGATCTTGATCCAACCCTAGAGGATTGGATTGCATGGGCCGGTGATAATTGCCATCCTGCACTGGCAGAATTCATCCGTAGCAATCCACGCTACCTTGAATTCAAGGATACTTGTGAGCCAAACAAGAAGTATCCAGATCGTCGTGCTTGGGGAAACCTTGATGGAGAACTGGCATATGCCGGTCTTTACAAGGAGTGCAACGATGTGCTGTTCTGCCACATGGCTGCATCAATGGTTGGTTTCGAAGCCGCTAACGCTTACTGGAACTTTTTCAAGGAGCGTGCCGCTGATATCTCTGCGGAAGATGTTCTTGCCGACTGGTCATCAGTCCTCAAGCGTCTGCCAAAGGATGAAGCAAAGCGTCACCAGAAGTTTATCGAAATCATGGGCAAGATGGATCATCATCTAAAGACCCATGAGATGACTCCCGATGAGGCTGCACAGTATGGTAAGTATATGAATGATGCACCAGCAGAAGTGCTGATGGGAGCTTGGAAGTCGATCAATGTTAACAAAAAGAATCTCTTTATGACTCATCCCCATATCGAGCATCTGATTGTCCGAGTCCTTGCATCCTCAAATGCAGGAACTCCGGCTCCAACACCGCCAGCACCGGCTCCTGTTCCTGCAAAAGCAGTTAAGCCACGCACCCGCAAGTAATCAGGCAATCGACCAAATAAACTAAACGAGGGAAGTACAGAAATGTGCTTCCCTTTTTTATTGGTTTTACCAATCTCTTGATTCTGTAAATTTGTATTGATATGATCTTCCTTAGAAAAGGAAAAATTATGCAATCAATCACTTCAGCATCAGTATCAGGTCGAGCCATTCAACAACTAACAATTAAATTTATCAAAACACATCCCAATGCTGTTATGCCAAAACCTGCCCACCAATATGGTGATGCTGGATTTGATATTTATGCTGTAGAAGAAACAGTGCTGCCGCCAGGAGAAGTTACTGTTGTTCGAACAGGATTACAATTAGCAGATTGTCCAACCAATGGAATCAATGGCGCACAATATTATCTTGACATCAGATCACGATCTGGACTATCCAGGAAGCTTGTTTTTCCTGTCACTGGAACAGTTGATGTAAATTATCGTGGTGAAGTTGGTGTGGTTCTTGCAAACTTCGGCAAAGTGCCATATGTGGTTAATTCAGGAGAGCGTGTTGCACAACTTGTCATTCAGCAAATTATTGCCAATACACCAACAATGTCAGTTGTTTTTGAGGAGACTGACTCCGTAGCAGATACAGATCGTGGATCAGGTGGATTTGGTTCCAGTGGCGTCTGATAATGTTATTAAAAGATATTATCAATATTAAACCAGGAACCTTAATAAAAGGTTTTAAAATAAAACCTTTCCGAAACCGATCTGCTATATTTAATTTAGATGGATGGGAGATTACACCAGAATTTGATTTTGAATGTATCCAAACTATATTCTATCCTCTAGGTTATATCCCAGGACAATATAAAATTTATAATAGCAGTGAATTACAAGTCAGTGACGAAGAAATAAATGAATTGCACCAAGAAGACTTTTGGAAAAATTGGGATCGTAGTTATTTTATAAAATATAATATTGGCGATCCCATTGGTATCCACCTTGGCGAATATATTATTTGCGACGGTGATGAATTATCTAACAAAGGTACAAGCTTATATTCTAAAATATTGCTGCCAAGTGGGGATATAGGCTTTCTTGTATTCCATTCCAAAAACTGGAAGAAAAAAGAAATGGAACTTGTATGATTAATAAATCAATTTTAGTAATTGATTCTTTCAATGTTTTCATGAGACACTTCTGCGTAAATGAAACTGTAACAGCGGGCGGGGATCTTGTTGGTGGAGTGGTTGGATTTGTTAAAGCATTAGGAACATATATCGATCAGCTAAGACCAGACTCTGTTTATGTAATATGGGAACAAGGCGGTCCATCACAAAGAAGAAAACATATCTATCCAAACTATAAAGCAAATCGTGCAACCAATAAAGCTTTACAAGATGTTTACCGCAATGATGGAAAATATATAGCATCATCAGATGGTAAAAATAAACTATTCCAATTACAACTTTTAACAAAAATTCTCGGTCATCTTCCTGTTTGTCAAATCTATGTGCAAGACACAGAATGCGATGATGTTATAGCTTATCTCGTAAAAAGAAAATTCCAAAACAATAACCAAACAAAAATTATCGTATCCAGTGATAAAGATTTCTATCAACTACTAGAAGATAAAGATGTAAGGATATTTGATCCAGGAAAAAAAATATTAATAGATTCTAAATATGTTTTAGATAACTTTGGTATATCAGCAAGAAATTTTACTCTTGCTCGTGCTTTAGTCGGAGATACATCAGATAATCTTAATGGCGTTCCAGGCATAGGTCTTAAAACTGTCATCAATAGATTCCCAGATTTTAAAAAAGAAGATGTAGATCTGGATCTATCTTGGATTAAATCTGAAGCCGCAAAACTTCTAAATGAAAATAAAAAAGGACCAAAGTGTTACAGTGACATTGTCAGTCACATGGATATCATCGAGAGAAACTGGAAATTAATGTACCTAGATACCTCCTGCTTGGCCTCTACGCAGATTTCTAAAATTGACTACCGCCTTGAAATATTTAAACCAATTTGTAATAAAATGGATTATATTAAAACCTTTGTAGGGGCGGATATTCCTTTAACTCACGACATCGACCAAGCGTTTTTATATGCTAAAACGCTACTTCGATAATCTTTTGAAACTTTCAAAGTAGTCTATAGTTACACTTACAGTGCTCAAGTAGGTGCCAAAACTAGTTTATAAAAGTTATCAGATAGTATACATTCAGTCATAACAACCCAAACCCAAACGGAGCTAATTTAAATGTCAACAGGTAACAGTCCAGTATTATTTGCATCACTCGGAAAATCATTTCAAGAAAAATTACTCCAAGCTCTATTAACAGATAAACTATGGGGTACTCAATTCATCGAAGTATTCAATGTCGATGAATGCCTAGAACCAATCTATCTTAAAATGATCGCTAGCAAGTATATCAATTACTATCATGCATATAAAGAATTCCCAACACTAGAACTTCTTATCACAATCATCAAAGATGAATTAACAAATAATCAAGACCTTGTTCTCCGTGAACAATGCTATAACTTCCTCCAAAAAGTTATCCGAAATGAAAATGGTAACGATCTCCCCTGGGTAAAAGAAAAAGCTTTCACCTTCTGCCGACAGCAAATGCTTAAAAAAGCATTAACAGAATCTGTAGACATCATCCTCACAGACAAATATGAAACCGTTGTAGATATCATGAAAACTGCTATCGCTGCCGGGATGGCTTCGTCAAATGGTCACGACTATATGAATGATATCGATGCTCGATATTCCGTAACGTTCCGCCATGCAGTAAAAACTGGAATCCCTGAACTAGATGAAAAGAAAATCATGGGAGGTGGGCTTGGTGCCGGTGAAATCGGTATCGTCTGTGCGCCATCAGGTGTTGGTAAATCACATCTACTAACACACTTCGGTGCTCAAGCACTACTGCAAGGCAAAAATGTATTCCATTATACCATGGAACTAAATGAACGCTATGTAGGTATCCGTTATGATAGCCACCTTACAGAAATCAATTCATCCGATTGTTCTGACGCAACTGACTTGATTAAACAATACTTTGAAGCAAATCGTGAACACATGGGAAGATTAATTATTAAAGAATTCCCAGCACGAAGCATCACATGCAATAACATTAAATCACATATTGATAAAATGACATACAAAGGTATTCGCCCAGATCTAGTCATTATCGATTATGCTGGAATTATTCGGTCAACCGAGAAATATGATCTCCCTCGACTCGAAATGCAATTCGTTATTCAAGAAATTCGTAAAATGGCCAAAGAACTAGATGTACCAGTTTGGACAGCACTCCAATCAAATAAAGAAGGAGCCAAAGCAGATATCGTAGATCTTACAAACCTTGCCGAATCATATGGACAAGCAGCAGAAGCAGATTTCGTTCTCGGACTCCAACGCATGAGTACGCAAAAAGCAACAGGCTTCGGAACTATGTTCATCGCCAAAAATCGATTCGGAATCGATGGATTGCAATTTAAAGTACATCTCGATACCGCTCGTAGCAAAATCCGTGTGCTAAGCGATGCAGAAGTAGAAGATATTAAAAATGATAACGATATCGAAAAAGAACGAATTCAAAATGATACCGTAAGTAGATTTAAAGCAGCAATCAAGAAAAGCAAAGAAGATCTACAACTCAGCAGCCTGTCAGCAAAATAGGAGAATACTATGTTACTAAATGGAAGAATCACATATAAACCATTCGAATATGATAAAGCATACGATTATTGGTTGCGTCAACAACAATCACACTGGCTCCCAACAGAAGTACAAATGGGGCCAGATGTCCAAGATTGGAAACTCAATATCACAGAAACAGAAAAATCAGTAGTCGCTGGTGTACTAAAAGGATTCATCCAAACTGAACTGGTCGTAAATGATTATTGGACAGGAAGAGTCGCAAAATGGTTCCCACACCCAGAAGTCGCAATGATGGCAACAACCTTCGGTGCCTTCGAAACAATCCATACAGTAGCATATGCTCACCTAAATGATACGCTAGGTCTCGAAGACTATGATGCTTTCCTAACAGAACCAACAGCAAAAGCTAAAATCGATCGCCTCCTTTCAATAGAAAATACTAATGAGAAAAAAGAAATGGCAAGAAGCCTAGCAGTATTCTCAGCATTCACAGAAGGTGTTAGCCTGTTCTCGTCATTCGCTATCCTATTCAACTTCTCCAGATTCAATAAACTAAAAGGAGTAGGACAAATCATATCCTGGAGCGTCCTGGATGAATCTCTGCACTCTGAAGCAGGTACATGGCTCTTTAGAGAATTTGTTAAAGAAAATCCAGAAGTATGGAACGATGAACTGAAAAAATCAATCTATGATGCAGCAAGAGCTACAATAGAAATCGAAGACGCTTTCATCGATAATGTTTTTAATAATAAAACAATCGAAGGTATCGATCCAAAAGATCTTAAATGCTTCATTCGACATAGAGCAAATGTAAAACTCGGTGAAGTAATGTGTAAAACAAACTGGAAAAATATAGACCAAGAAGCACTAAAAAGAATGGCTTGGTTCGATACCCTATCACAAGGCGTATCACAACAAGACTTCTTCGCCGGTAGAGAAACACAATACTCAAAAGGTTCCATCTCCTTTGAAGATATTTTTAATGAAAAGAAATAATATGAAATCACTGCAAGAACTAAAACAAGAAAACCAAGCTCCAGAATTCTTAACAGATGAAGGTTACAAAACTCTCTGCGGCGGATACCTGCTAGAAAATGAAACACCAAAAGGTATGTACCAAAGAATCTCTAAAGCCTCCGCTCAAAGACTCAATAAACCAGAACTAGAAAATAAATTCTTCGAACTGTTCTGGAAAAATTGGCTGGGACCAGCTTCACCCGTCTGCTCAAACATGGGATCAAATAGAGGACTCCCAATCTCTTGCTTCGCTGGATATATCCCAGACTCAGTAGATGGTATCATGTCCTCTATGCATGAACTAGCATCAATGTCAAAATATGGTGGAGGTGTGGCTCAACACTATAATGATGTCCGTGGACGAGGTAGCATCATCGCCGGTAATGGATACTCAGATGGTGTAGTCCCATTTATGAAAATTCAAGACTCCACAACAATCGGTATCTCACAAGGTGGAACCCGCCGAGGTGCAACAGCATCCTACCTCCCAATCGAACATCCAGATATCGAAGAATTCCTCAAAATTAGAAAACCTCAAGGTGACCCAAATCGTCAATGCCTCAATATCCACCATGCAGTCTGTGTATCAGACCAATTCATGGATAAAATTAAAAATGGTGACGAAAAAGCAAGGTACCTCTGGAAAGAAATCCTGAAAACTAGATTCGAAACCGGTGAACCATATCTCTTCTTCTCCGATACAGTAAATCGAGAAAATCCAGATTGCTACAAAAATAATAACCTATCAGTGCTCGGTAGCAACATCTGTACCGAAATTACTCTCGCAACAGATAAAGAACATAGCTTCGTCTGCTGCCTATCATCACTAAATCTAGCACGATGGGACGAATGGAAAGATACAAATGCAGTGCAACTAGCTATCTGGTTCCTGGATGGTGTCATGGAAGAATTTATCGTCAAAGCAAAAGATATCCCAGGATTCGAAAAATCTGTACGCTTCGCAGAAAAATCTAGAGCTCTAGGTCTCGGCGTGTTCGGATTCCATTCACTCCTCCAACAAAAAGGTCTCCCATACGATAGCTTCGAAACCTATCGACTCAATAACCAAATCTTTAAACTAATAGAATCTGAATCTAAAATCGCTACCCAACAATTAGCTGAAGAATATGGTGAACCAGAATGGTGTAAAGGATACGGTGTCCGTAACACACACACAATCGCCCTGGCACCCACTGTAACAAATGCCATCATCAGCGGAAACGTCAGCCCATCAATCGAACCATGGACCGCTAACGCATTCGCAAGAAAAACCGCAAAAGGTACCTTCATCCATCGTAACAGCATCCTTGAAGCTTTACTGGAATCTAAAAATAAAAATGATGAACAAGTCTGGAACTCTATCGTATCAAATGAAGGTAGTGTGCAACATCTAGATTTCCTATCCAGTGACGAAAAAGCTACATTCCTAACAGCAAGAGAAATTAATCAATTCGTTATCGTTAAACTTGCCGCACAAAGACAAAAATATATCGACCAAGCTCAAAGCATTAATCTCTTCTTCCCTTCAAATGCTGATCCAACTTATATCCATAAAGTCCATATGATGGCTTATCACGAAGGTCTTAAAACTTTATACTATTGTCGAGCAGGTAGCGTCCTAAAAGGTGACTCAGGATCTAGAGCATACAAACGTGAAGAAAATGAATGCGTAGCCTGTGAAGGATAATATCGTTGTCATCTACCCCTAGAGAAATAATACCAACCCAATTCAATCACTCAATCACAATACCACTTTAACCCCACAAATCAATAATTGATATAAAATATTGTACTTTTCTCTAGGGGTAGAGACAACAATATTTTATATCAATTTATTCCAATTGCCACTTTATACCTCCAAAACATTAATTAAACATTTTTAACCATTTCTAACACTTCTCAAACCTAACAACCATATCACCAATAAATTTATCAATTGCCGTTTAAACATATGCCAAGGCCAATTGATAAAATAATGGTGTCATTTCTCTAGGGGTAGATGACAACAATATTATCATTTCTTATCTCTTGACCCATCAATCAATCTATGATATACTGGATACCTGTAATAACCTCTAACTCAGAAAGATTGTAACCATTATGCTAGGTCTTTGTTGCCAATTCCTTGAACCCCGTACAAAACGTGATGGCTCAACCGTGTTCGAAAACAGTATCAATGAACAATCTATGCAACTAGGCCGATTCAAATCAGGGGCCTATAATACAACATATATCCAAAACGTCTACCGAAATAACGTCGAGGAAGTCATTAAATTGATCCCTAAGCTCGTAGCAAATAATATCCATTGCTTCCGGCTGTCAAGCAATATCTTCTCCCTATGGGAATTCAATAACCATATCGCCAAACAAGATGATCTCCTAATCTCTAGGCTAAATCATTGCGGCAATCTATTCAAAGTTAATAATATCAGGGTAACAACACACCCAGGACAATTTACAGTCCTATCCAGTGATAGTGATGATGTAGTCTGTAAATCTATCATGGAACTAGATTATCATGCTTGGACCTTCGACCAAATGAATCTACCACAATCACCAGATAATGCAATCAATATCCATGGAGGTAAAGCAGATAGATCATCTAAACTTATCTCCGTAATCAATTCATTGCCTCATCATATCAAATCTAGGCTAACTCTGGAAAATGATGAAACATCCTATAACCTCATGGACCTTATCAGTATCTATGATGCAACAGGTGTGCCTGTATGCTGGGACTCACATCACCATGTCTTCAATGATGCAGGTATTCCAATGGATGAAGCTTTCCATTTAGCTACTATGACATGGAATAAGACAGGTTGCAAGCCCCTTCAACATATTAGCAACACTATTCCAGGTCAAGAAAATGGCAACTATACCGAAAGACGTAAACATAGCGACTATATCCATTACGTACCACAACCACAACTATTAGGTCTACAAAATAATGTCATCGACCTTGAAGTAGAAGCAAAAATGAAAAATCTAGCCATCTCAAAAATGAGAAACGATTTCAATGTCCAATAATTAATCCATCACAAACGCTTGCCACAATATACCCATTATATAGCCAAAATAATGGTAATAAAAAATATTGTGGCAAGTGCTTTTTTTGACAAATTTTGATATCAATTAATATTTATCAATAATGTTGTGTGCGACGGGATTAAACCCCCTCCCTTGAAATTGTCCCTAATTTATACTTATTCTCCTATCGCCCCACACATCATCACCCATGCTGGTTACTTCTCACAAGGTAGCCAGCATGCTTTTATGTTATCTCCTTCATTTATTATTTTCAATTGATTTCATCATTGACCTCCACATTGCAATCATCTATGGTGTGACATAATATGTCCATTGGGATGCAAAAAAATCTACAAAACAAGGCAAAAACAGAACTGCCTCTAGCGGGGTTGCCGGTGGGGTTTCCATACTGGCGTTTTTAGGGGTGCCAGAGGGGTTTTTAAAATTGGCCCTAGCGATGCTGCCAGAGCCATTTTGGAGAAGCCTATTGTCTAGCGCTATCAAAAACGCCAATTTTGGATATTTCTTTGGATGATGATGTTAAAAAGTGCTTAGAAATGGGTATTTTATAGATTGTCTGGATGGAGGTAAGATGATGGAGTGAAGGTGTTATTATTATTCTATGGGATATATTCTATTGATGGAATGGATTCTTTTGTGGGATTCAGATAATCTTTATCTAGTGAGAGAGTGAGAGAGTGAGAGAGGATATATTACAATGGTTACTGGATATGATGATATAGTAATGATTGATATGTTATGGGAGATATGATATACTGGGTGCTTGTCTTTAATATAGAGACAAGATATGAGTATGATCTCTTAGATATATTCTATTGATAAGATATAGTCAAGGAGATATATTGTTTATTATAAAAGGTTGAGGAAGATGACTGAGAATTGAGGTGATCGACCGGAGATGATAAATTGAGGTGATCGACTGGGTATGGAATAATATTTATGTGTTTATTTTTGTGGGTATAATTGAGTGATTGCCGCAAAAGTTTTACTAGTCTTTGGCTTTCATGTTTTTATCTTCTGGTTTAAAGTTGTAGGGAAATTTGGTATTTTTGTTATATGAAGCATCTGTCAGGTTTGCTCCACTGAGGTTTGCATGATAGAGGTTTGCACCAACGAGGTTTGCATCACGGAGGTTTGCATCACGGAGTTTTGCACCATAGAGGTCTGCACGGGTGAGGTCTGCACCCGTGAGGTTTGCACCCGTGAGGTTTGCACCATACAGGTGTGCATCCGAGAGGATTGCACGGGTGAGGTTTGCACCCGTGAGGTTTGCATCTTCGAGGTTTGCACGGGTGAGTTTTGCATCCGAGAGGTCTGCATCCGTGAGGTTTGCATCACCGAGATATGCACCACGGAGGTCTGCACGGGTGAGGTTTGCATCCGTGAGGTTTGCACCAACGAGGTTTGCATCCGTGAGGTCTGCATCCGTGAGGTCTGCACGGGCAAGGATTGCCTGAGAAAGATTTGCTTGAGAGAGATTTGCATTTGATAGATTCGTTTTGATTAACATTGCATTTGAAAAATTCTTTCGAGAAAGATCTTTTCCAGAAAAATCTTGATTTGAATAGTTTGTTTTTACGATTGATATCTCATCTTTGGTTGAAATT